TTGGCTACCTCTTTTACATTTTCGGGTGTGTTCTCTACTGGGGGTAGCTCACCTAAGTGATCAATGAGCTTCTGGTTGCTCTCCTCCAATAATTCGATTCTTTCTTTATACTCTTTCTGCCTGGTTTCCAGGGTACGAAAAGCGTCACGCCACATGGTGGCTCTGTCGTATAAAACCTTATTTAAACATAAAGAAATCGTCAGGATGACGAGCATAATTAGTTTGGATTTATGATGTTTTAGGGCGTCCTTAAAGGAGACGCCGTTACCCATAAACCATTCCCAGATAAACCCCCGAATGATGTTAAAGATACTAAGCATCTTCAGTATTTCCTTACCGTGTTTTGTATTCCCCCTTAGTATAAAGGAAAAATTTCATTATGTCAACATCTTTAAAAGCTTTTGCTACACATAGTCTATTCACGACTAATACCCGTCTAGTCGAGCATACTTTCGGTGAGATTTCCACGGAAAGCAGAACCTTCGAAAAAGACGTACAGCTATACTCACATAACACTGATAAATCTATCGGATTGGTATTATTTTCCTACCGTGAGAATAACAACGAAATCGCTGTACCGGTAGAGAAAGTTAATTACGTACTCGATATTGCTAAATCCGTCTACGATTACGTGACCTCCTCTGCAAGAGAAATCTATAAAGACGAATTGAAGAATAAGTTATTGGACTTACACCGCACTACGTCTCAGCACTTTCAAGTGGGTGAGATTGTCAACGATGGTGAATACTATTGTCCACAGTATGTCGTGTGGGAAGACTTAGCAGGTAATCACTTTCACTTGTGGTTCAGTGATGCTTCCTTCCAAAATGAATACGACCAATACGAAATTGAAGTCGTCCCTCCGGTAGATAAGATTGATATCTTCTTCTCTACCAGAAGTGAGGTAGAAAAAGAACTGGCTAAGACGCCTGTAGACTTATTGACCAAGAAAGCCAATGCCAAGAAAGCCCATTCTCCGGTTACGGTATTTAGATTGGATATCTTCAAGTGGCATAACCCTGTTTCTGGTAATCCTGAATTGGATACCAACTGGTATATCCTGATTTGGGGTGATGCAGGAGATAACATTGATGCTATTAAGGAGAAGCTGCAAGCTGAGATTCTCAGTAAGTCTAAGCACAATCGAGATGAGTGGAAGCGCATCTTCCCAGAAATCTTTACCCGCAGTGAATTCATCATCGTCCCTCAGTGGGATGTATTCAGTAATGAGAATAAGATTAAGTCTAAAGCTTCCCTCTATTCTCCTTTTGTTCGGTATAAAGACGCTTTACCTAAGTATGCTATTCCCTTCATGACTGACATGAGTGAAGAGCACATTAAGGAGCACATGCAGATTACTTCTCTGTATTACCGAAGCATTGCTGCTATTACCTGTGGTTCTCCTGAGAATAAGGATAATAAGTTCCACATTACCGATGTCTTCCCTGATTACATTGATGTGCCTTCTACTTCTACGGACTTTAACTATCAAGATGTTACTACCCAGAAGTGGAGTATTAAGATTCAGGAAATGCTGCATATTGCAGAGGAGATGACCGAAACCTCAGCTCTACCTAGAGAAAGGATTACCCTGAATAATGGTCAAGTGGTTAATGGGGAGAAGATTTACTCTCGAGTGATTCGAAATGGTAAGCTCTTTCTCACCATGAAGTTTGGTGATTACCATTACCTGATTGCTGCTAAAAAGACGATAGCTTAAGCACTAACCTCTCTTCTAGAGAGAACAGTGCTACGCTGTAAAAACCATTACTTAATTAAGTAATAGAATACTATACTCTCTCTACTCCACTAAGGGGGTAGAGAGAGTAGTGTTTTGCTCAGTTTCAATAGAAAAGGTAGGGTATTACTCAAGGTAAATGTAGGGAATAGCTATTACTGGCTCGTAGAGCCTCTCAGATTGAGATTAAGTATATGGGGTATACCCTAGCCTACCTAAAGGCTTAAATGCTCTAAAATCGCAAATTTGAGCATTTTATAGTAATAACACTACTTAGGGGTACTACACTAGTAAACTAGTCTCTTATAATCGTGTATATCTACTTTCTGTTTTTCTAGATAACGAGAGATAGGTTCTTTTAGGCGATTGCGATAGAACTTCACGTTCTTTGGGTTAGACATGAATATCGTATCATTGTAATTCAACCCTATTTCGTATAACCACTGGTAGCTATAGCACCATTTCCCTCTGGCTACTTTCATTGGGTTATCCCTAAAGTCTAATTCGTATTGCCTGATTAAGTCATTGTAACGAGTGATTTCACTACAGGTGAATAACCTAACTGTTTTATTTACCCCACCTTCATCTAACCATTCTCGATTACTGAGGTCTTTTATCAGGTATTTCATGCAATGTAACAAGCGTTCAATCTTGAAAAAGTCAGTACTGTCTACCCTACCGATTACGCTATTCTCTTCCCAACGAGGCAATTTACCTGTATCTAGGTTTCTACTATACCACCGTTTCCCTCCTAATTGCTTCCATTTTAATCCTATATCCCAAATACGCCAGTTAGCTACCGTAGGCGGGATGTCTTTAAAGAAGAAGTAGCAATGCAAATGGATACCTTCCTCACTCTTTTCGCGACTACAACAGTAATTCAGGTAGTGCTCCTCACGATTTATCTTCTCTACAAACAACCTATTAAACATACCGTTCACCTTTTCTAAGTCTTTAGCCTCAGTGTAATCGGTAAACAAATCCATTCTAATCACGTATACTTTACTGTGTTGAATGAACAAGTAATGTAACAGGTTCTTAATTTTGTTATAAGCGTAAATGGTATTGTAATTAGAGGGTATATTGTAATGCCAGTCTAAGCTACGTTTTTTAGGTATAGGTAAATAAGGGTTTCTTCGTAAGGCATGGTCTCTAGGTAATTGATTGCGGTTAATGCACTGTCTAAAGCCTAGGTTGTCTTTACTGTTGTAGAGTTTATATTGTCTTTGTTTCTCTACTTTGCCTTTAGTTTTGTTATTGGTGTGTTTTAGATTCAATTTGTTTCGTTCCATTAGAATAACCTTTAGGTCATCGAGAGTTAAGGTATTCAGGTAATCTGGATTAGAGAGGAGCTTATATTCCAAAGTATTCTTAGAGGTAATGGATTTTAGTTTAGTGATGAGGTCTTCTCTATCCTGAACATTATACGGTATTTTTACATCATCTGAGATGTTTTTAGTAGGTAACAGCCTACTAGTAGACACCTCTGTGTTATCGTAAATCATGATTATTTTATCCTTGGTAGTCTCTTTACTTGTTATTCTCAAGGTAGGTAAAGAGATTAGATTGGTTTAGGAGACACGACTTAAATGAAATCAACAACTGGCTCAGGTGGTGCATTGTGGTGCACTGCCTGGGTTAGTTGTATTATTAGATATTATCAGCTATCACTAGTCGTGATTGGTATTGGGTTATGTGCTAGTGTGTTTAAGTGTGGTTTTGAAATGAGTGCTTGGTTTACTGTTCTTACTGCATTCACTCGCGGGCACCCTAACCCGCTCGTTTGCCATTTGTAAGACTAGCGGTGAGAGTGGAATAAATAGACAATTTCAGAGTGGTTTTATAGACTCTAATCCAGCTAGAATTGGTCGTTTATAATAATTTATAAATAGAGAGTACTACTGTAGAATGGTTGAAACCCTTATCCAGTAAGGATTACAGAGAGATTTATAGATGAAAATTTTACATTAAGTATCTAAATGAGACATTAGGTTAGGTATGTAAAACTTTTAAACTTACTCTCATAGACTTTGGAATTATAACAAGCTAATAAAATACAGTAAAAACAATACTCTCTACTACCCTCAGTTAGGTAGTAGAGAGTAGTCTAAATCAGTGTTTATTACATTACAAGAAAGACAGTAGATTAGCTCGTACTGACAAGCAGTACTCACTGCTTATTGCCCTATAGGAAGGACAATAAGTTATAGAAGTAAGCTACTGGTATTCTCCTTCTATTAGTGGGAGTACAAGCATCATTATAGTAGCTATCTTCTACTAAAGGAAAACTGGTATTATAGACCCTAGGTTTATACTGACAATCAGCAGTCTCTAATACGTATTTATCTACATCATGTACATAAACGTATTCCTCGAACTTACCTAGACGAGTCATCATGGGCAATAAAGGTAACTTATCCGTTAGGTAGTTATTCGGTATACCTCTCTGTTGAGGATAAGTAATCTCCTTAAATACCTCTTTATTATCCAATAGGACAATAAAGGAATAACTCAATGTTAGGTACTGCTTAATGAATTCATCACCGTAGAGGTCTCTTAGATTAACATTCGTCTCACCGTATCGTTTATCGAATAAGGTATCACTGATGTTTAAATCTTCCATAGACAGGTGAATTCTCTCCATTAGAGGAGTATTCTTCAGCTTAATCTTAATGGCACTATTGGATACTCTAGTAAAGACATCGTAATCCAATACATGGAGAAAACCCCCTATTACCAGCATAATGGTTTTCTCACTACAATCTTCCCCTATATCAATACAGCACTCCTGATACAGGTCTACATCTTGATTAAACTTAGAAATCATGTTCTCTGTAATCGGAATCTGCTTCAATTCACCTAAGTTCTCGAAACTAATCACCCCAATACAGATTTTGTCTCTTTTACGAATCGTTTCGTATCCATTTGTCACCCATAGTCCTCTAGCATTCGCATCGGTAGCATGAACATAGCCATTTACCGTAATCAGCGTATGTTTAAATAGGTCTATTGGGTCGACTTTCTCTTTCGTGATAAACAAGTCCTGATAGCTGTACTTATCCGACAGATTACCGTCTGGATATTTACCTTTCTGTACAGGAGAGACTTTAAATCGATTACTCAGTGCTTCATGGTAGAGTAATCCCTTCTTACTTAAAGTCGTCTTGAGATTACCTAATGGCAATGCTCTATCGCCAATACTCTCTAAGTAATCTTTAAAGGTTTTGGTTTCATCACGAATCTCAGCTTCGTAATCATCTACCAGTACAGAACCCTTCTCTTTAGTATAAGGATTCTCTAAGCTGGCTCGAATAGTAGAATATCTTTTATAGAGTCTTCGCACTGGATATTGTTCTAGATCGACTTTCTCCCACTTGGCTTGAGAGTCGATTACCTTACCAATAGCGGAAATAATCTTATAAGGCATAACGCGTAACCTCCGGAATCTAAAAATATGAACATTTAGCCAATATAGCTGTAATGTAATTACTTTCTACAGTAATTACCAACACCATTAAGGCCTATGTTTTATTACGTAATCAAACAAGACATATAGCTATTTTTCAAAGAATAAGGAGCGATTTAATGCTTACTTTATCTATTTCCCTAGGGGAGGTATAAGATGCCAGCACCTTATGCATTCGACCCTACGTGTCGAAATCCGGATAACTTAATCCTGGATGAGCGACACACCATTACTGTTCGAAACAGTTACGACTTCAATTACCTGATTCCGGATTACGCCCCTTTCTTTACTCGTGACTTCAAGGTATACACGAAGACCAATCTAGGGGTAAAGCAATACTTCACTGAAGGGGTAGACTACGTATTTGGTTTCCGTTTTATTCAAGGTACGGTTTCTACTGGTTTACCGCTTTACGGTTCATTGCAGTTTATTAACCGTCAGTTCTCAGGTGACTTGTGGTTAGAGTACCGTACACTCGGTGGTGATTGGAACTTAACTGCGACTAAAATCCAGAAGATTCTGGCAGAGTGGAGACACAATCCTGTTCTCTCTACCTGGGAACAAGTGGCGAATCTGCCGTATCAGTTCCCACCCACTAGCCACAACCACAATGTGGAAGACCTGACTACGGTAAAAGACCTCATTGCCGCTATTCGACAGATTACCGGTAATGACACTACCCAGTTAGAGAACATTGTTACCACCATCGTAACCAATAAACTGCGTAACATCTCCAAAACAGACTTAGGTTTAAACAATGTATTAAACTTAGGTATTCTACCCCTGAATCAGGGTAGCAATAATACCGATAACTATTACGTTACACCACGTGGTGTCCGTGATATTATCGACAATTACATTAAACCGAGTCTAGATGACCACATCCGTGCTCGTGGTAACGTACATGGTTTAACGGCTGATGACATCAGTGTTTATACTAAAGCTAAGGTAGATGAACTCTTAGCCGATAAACTCGGTAAGACCGAGAAAGCAGAAGACACGAAGAAGTTAGATGGTAGAACACCAGAGCAATACAAACTCTTCGTATTAGAAGGCACTGCCCAGAATACCACCAAGTTCAATAACCTCTCCTATAGCGAGATGATGGACGACGTGATTAAGCGCATGAATGCCTTGATTGCTTCCTCTGGTAACAGTGACCCTAACTTCTTACCGGCTGCTGTAGCCAAACTGACTGCTAAGAATGCCTTGCACTTCGATAGTAAAACACCAGAACAGTACCGTGATTGGTTAAAAGACAATCTCTTTGGTAAGACCTACGACCAATGGCTAGCTGACTTGAAATCCTCTATTACCTTACTCGGTGGCAAGTCTAAAGAGGAAATCATTGCTGAAGCGAAACAGAATGTCAATGCTACTCAGTTAGGCAATAAGACTCTGTCTGCCTTAATGCAAGACGTGAATGACTTGGTAGCCAATGCACCTAACGCACTGAAGTTTGGTGGTAAGACTTATACTCAGGCTAAAGAAGACATAAGTGAACAAGTATTAGACGATGCATCCGAATCCTTTGTTTCCATGGGTTCAGGTGCCAGACAAGAAGTCGCCGAACGTACTGGCCAGAATCTTTCCAAAGTCGTGAAGATGGGTAAAGAGACTGGTAAGAACAACGTAGCGGTTTCTCTGGATGATACTGACTTAGGTAACCTCTACTTAGCTCGTCGTCCTTTAGGTCCTTCTGTAAACCTCAATACCTTAACAGCAGACAATGGTACTGGTATCTATTCCCTAGAAGATAGTACTAATCCCATTACTTCTCTTAACTACCCAGTAGATAAGAAAGGTAGCTTGATGGTATTGCCTTCTGCCAATAAAGGTATTCAGCTCTACTTCCCTGAAGACGATAACCGTATCTACAAGCGTTACACCACCAATGCCAATGGTGATTGGAGTGCCTGGAGTAATATCTCAGGCGGTAGTGAATTCAGTAACTACCTGAAATTGACTGGTGCTAATACCACTACAGCCGGTATTACTTTAGCTCCTTCTAATGCCAACGGTGCCTGGATTATCGAACAAACCAGCAATGGTAACTTGACTTTCTTCCGTAAAGCTGCTTCTAATGGTGAACCGACTGGTAATCCGACTGCTTCAGTGACGATTCCTACTGGGGTAGGTAATAGCAAGATTGTGGCTTTAACGGATAATACCGTAGGTCTAAACGGTAACCAAACCGTAAACGGTGTTAAGACATTCAGTCAGTCTATTACAGGTGCTAAAGACATAGTACTGAACCGCAATGAAGCCAGCAATAGACCTGAAGTCATCATGAACGATGTCTCTGTTAACCTACAAAACATACCTACCAACAAGACTGTAGGTAGAGTATTGTTTAATGCTGGTGAAAACGGTACGAAGAACGTGTCTTCCCTCAGTGCCATTCTGCATTCTGATAAGACCACTTCTGCTATCTTGGGTACTTACAGTACTGATGGTGCTAATGTCAACAACTTGCGTGTCTTCTCCTCCGGTAATACGGTTATCGGTAATGGTAATGACGACAGGATCAATAAGTTACAGGTATCCGGTACAGCCATAGCTGCTACTCCTGATGCTTCTGCCAATAACAATCAATTGGCGACCACTTCTTGGGTACGTACTCTCTTGGCTTCTGCCGCAGGTACGACGATTAAAGAAGCTGTCCTAGCCGAACTCATTGACCCAGCCACGAATAAGTTTAAACAAAGTTTAATGCCGCCTGCTAAGTGGCAGTAGTATTCTACTACCTTCTACCGAGGGCAGTAAGCAATAGACTAGAGTATAGGTTAATCCCTATACTCTAGCTATCCGTTTAAACTGTGTTTGTATTTAGAATAGGATATTTCAATATGCCTTTACCAAACGTCTATCGGTACGAGTTTGATAAGTCTGGACAGAATCCAAACAACCTCGTATCGAACGAATCCCACACGACGACACAGAGGATTCGTAAAGTAATCGTACCGCACTATGGGCATTTCTATACCAATTCTGTCGTGATTACCGATGTAAAGACAGGACAGGTATTGCCCAGTAGTGCTTACTTCTTCGATGATATATCGGAGACCATTGCCATGTTGACTGGTTTACCAGCCGCCATGGTGATTATTATTAAAGACCAGACGACCTCTAATCAGTTCAGTGTGACTTACCAGGCAGTAGGTGGTGAGTATTCTCATGCTGATATTCCTCTACTCGCTAAGAAGCTAGAAGAAGCTCATTTGGATACCCGTCCTGTGGACTGGAACAATATCGCTAATAAACCTTCTTCTTTCAACCCAGCTGAGCACTTACACCCCCTCTGGCAAACCTTTGGTTACCAGCACTTGGTGTATGTAGTAGAGCGTTTAGTACAAGCGACTCACCTAGGTGACGAACGCTCGCATGAAGTCATCTGGGAAGCATTAGAGCGACTGAGACAATTGATTGAAACCAAGGTAGGGAATAATGACCAGAAGGTCAATCAGTTTATCATTGACTTTAATGCTAAGATTGAAGAGTTGAAACGCCGAGTAAAAGCAGTAGAAGACAATAAACTCGGTAAGACAGAAACTGCTGCCGATACCAGTAAGTTTAACAACAAAGACTACAATACCGTTAAGACTGAATTTGAAAACGGTACCATTACTCGTGGTTTACGTACCTTTGTAAACAATGGTAATGGTAATCGTCAGTCTGCTAACGACATTGTGAAGATTGGTAAAACTACCGATGGTAAGGTATTGGCTGCTTCTGTAGGTGATGAAGACTACGGTAATCTCTTCTTAGTAAGAAGTAGTCTGGGTACAACTGATTTAGACAGTCTAAAGACTGCTAGTCATGTTGGTATTCATGACCAGGATGATGACGCTAATGCGACTACTGCTCGTCACTATCCGACTACCAGAGCAGGTAACCTATTGGTATTGCGCACCATGAATGGTGTACAGCAGATTTACTTCCCATATAGCGGGGATGAAGTCTATAAACGCGGTATGAAAGGTAACGGTACCTGGAATGATTGGATTCAAGTATCCAATTACCGTAAAGACATGACCAGTGCACTGAATATCGATGATGAAACTAAGATTGCTACTGCCAAAGCAGTAAAACAATTGAAAGACTTGATTGATAGCAGCATCAGTACACTGACTAACCGTCTGTTCGATACCAATACCGGTAAACTGAAAGAATCTATTGTACCGCCACCAAGATGGCAGTAGTAATAGATTACCACTGCCGTCTACCGAGGGCAGTAATACCAAACTATTACTTTCTCTCTACTATCTCCTTAGAGGTAACTTCTCTACCTACTACTCCACTTAGGGGTAGTAGGTAGAGTCATTGCCTTTTCTATCGAAAAGGTAGTAGAGAGAGGGTATTTTATTGGGTTTATATAGAAGACACCTGGATTACTTTGAATTTTTACTCAATAGGAGAGACAGACATGTTGTATGTAGTCATGAACACCAAAGAAGGAGTAGAGGTAGTTGCTAAAGATGTTGCTAAGGAGGCATTAGAAGCAAACAATATCTCCTTAAGCTATCATTGGGAAAACATTACCAATAAGCGATTAAGTAATTTCAATCGCTATAACCTACTGTCCTTTGCGACTACAGCTGAACACAAACGGGTGTTTCAGCCAAACGAAGGGGTATTCTTTAAAATCAATAAAGATGGTTATAATGAAATCACTTCTAGTGAGGAGTTAACTGAATCCATTACAGATAAGTGTTCTATTACTAAAGTCAATAAACTCGAGAAGTTTCATTATCCTCTAACAGAAGAGATAGCAAAGAGCATTCGTTTTCTATTAAGAAGACTACCTGTTCTAGCTGATAACTATAGTGATGAGGTGAGGAATATCTTAGGTGGTCTAGTTACACACCCCAGTATCCTTACTAGCCATGAACGTTTCCTTCAATCCTTAACCATTCATGGTTTTTATGGTAATGAAAAGAGTGTATCTTTTCCACCCCATACTGACCCCATGCTCACTCTAATGGTCCCTATTGTTACGGAAACAGAAGAGGATTACAAAGTAGTACATTTCAGTAATCCCTATACCAAAGAAAGAGAAGTCCGTATTCCTTTTAGAAAAGGTAGCGTAATCGTAATGTTACCAGGAGTAATCCACGAACTAGAATACCATGGTAAAACCGATATGCTCTCTATTGGTATAGAAGACGATTACCTGGTAGACAACGAACACGTAAGGGAGCTATTCGCTAAACATGTCGTATAAGAAGATTTACCTGAAGACGACTGAAACCTGTAATCTAGATTGCCCGCATTGTTTCACTTCAGGTTCCAATGGAAGAAAAGTATTTTGGAATGTAGAGAAGGTAAAGAAGTGGCTAAGTAATCTTAACGATTACCAACCTAAAGAAGAGAGTTTCCATATCGCTCTACATGGAGGAGAACCTTTCATTTGTAAGATGAAAGACCTAATTGATGTGGCTGAGCATGTCTATATTTTCGATAGAGAGGTAGAGCTGACTATCTCTACTAATCTCGTCTATAAGCTCACTGACGAGCGATTAGACTTTATTAAAAAGTATATTCGTGGTGTAGCGACTAGCTGGGATATTACTGGTAGATTTCAAACACCTGAGCAATTAGCGCTATGGGAGAAGAACATTGCTACCTTGTTAAAGATAAGCGATGACCCAGAATTCGTTAGAGTACACACCGTGCTCTCTAAGGAGTTAATTCAATTCGGTGTAGAACGCTACATTAAAGAAGTCATCGATAAGAACAATATTCGTTACTTCACGATTGAGAAGATTACCCCTCATGGCTCTGCTAAGGTAAACTCTAAAGAAATCATCCCTTCTAACAAGGATGCCAATGATTTCATTTATTCCTTACACCGTTACATTACGGATAACAACCTAAGGGATAAATACCAAATAGACTGCTTACGGGATATCTACGATAAGGTAGAGAAACGTTTAAGTAATCAGGTTATGTATTCTCGGCATTGTGAGGAATCTATCTATACAGTCAATGCAGATGGTACTGTAAGTGGATGTCCTAATGACGCACCCAATGTCCATTACGGTAATATCAGCCAGGATATGGATAAGATTCACCATTCTCCTAGACGCATGATACAAATACACCAAGAGGTCATCCTGAATGACGAATGTTATTCATGTGACTTACTTGAGTATTGTGGCGGAGGATGTTATAAATTACATTGGGATGACACGGGTTGTCCGACTCCAAAACAATTGATTTTAGACTTAATTAAAGACAATTAAGTGAACATTTTACTATACTCAGTACAGTCCTCTTTAGGCTGTACTGAGTATATAAAGGAGTTTGTATAATGGCTGATTCATTTCCACCATTACCCAATATAGCAACACAGGAAACTGTGGACAAAATGAGAGAGATGTACAAGAAACGCAATACTAGCGTTACGAGGTACGGACCGTATACCGAAACCACGCCTCCGGAGGAACCTACTTATCCTGTATACGGTGGTCACTATCGCTCTAAAGAAGAGTTGGCTAAGATACCTGAGATATACAACAACTTCCACGAAGAGGAGTGGTTTAAAGAGACCCCTAGAGAGAAAGTAGTAAATGGGGTAAAGAAAACCATTTACGATATCATCCATGGTCAACCAGACGGATACATGGCTAAAGCACATAACCTGGCGTTAGAACTGAATAAGAAAGACCCTATACGGTGGAAAGATAGCCTCTCTCTGATAAACAAAAGGACAAACGAATTATCTCTTATCTACAACCTGAATGGCAAGAAACTATACGATCCAGATAACTACAAACCAGGATTACCATACGAGATTAAAGGCAATCTAATAAAGACACAGCAATCAAGTTTCGGTACGGTAAATTACTTATCTCATCCAACTGAATTTAGGGACATGTATCGGTCTCTCCATGAATTCTTGCAAGTACCTGGTAATGGAGATAAGATATTCAAGAAAGCCCACAAAGAGAAATGGTTCTACGAGATACCAGAAACCAGTGAAGCATCTAAGGAGTATTTGGCTGAAATAGAGAAATACGAAAAGGATGTAACTAATAATCAAGCCACTATACCAAGTGACGTAAAGCTGTTTCTAGGTAACTACCTGACTAAGAGAAAGACCATTTTAAGTGATTTCATTTTCTATCTCTATTATGCCTCTTCACGTTACGATGACTATTGTTTAACCGATATTTTGCCATTTGACTTCTTGGTTTACGATAATGACTATCGTCTAAACATCACGTCAAGCTATCGTGATTTCCATGTAGAAGATTGGTTTAAGCGTAATCCTTCTACTATGGAAGAAGTCAATTTCTTTATTGCTAAGACTAATGAATGGATTAGTATACTGAAAGACTTTAGAGATAATGGTAACTTTGCTGACTATAGCGAAAGCGATATAGATAGAGAGATTGTCATTCTGGAAAAGAGAAAGAAAGAGCTAGAGAAGATAAAAGAAATCATTATTCTGCGTCCTGCTCTTTACAAACCAGAAAGGTGGCCAGAGATATCTCGTCACTATTGTAGAAGAAATGCTTTTTCAGAAGTGCAAATCTACGATCCTACTCAAGCTAAAACTACTTTTAGTCTAAGAGGCAAAGACCTCACTCCTCAGTCCCTAATCGATGCTTATAAAGCTCTAGTTAGTGATAAAATCAACGTGATTTTCAAGCAATCCAGAGATTGGATTTATAATGAAGCTTATAGAGGTGATTGGGATTCCCATTGGACTAATTGGGATACTTTAGTAGCTAAAGACCCAGCTAAGCAAGCCAATATCGAAAAAATCATTAAGAATCTAGACTATGCTCTAGACAGTGATTTCGGTATCATGACCGCTGCTCCAGAAGTCACGGTAAAACAGATTCTCTCTGCTACTAACCCAGATGAACCTAAAGCAGCAGATTATGTCACTAACCATGTCGCTTCCATGAAGAACGTGATGTATGCTTTAGCTGAAAACATCCGTTTACTCTCTCGTGTCCGTAAACACAAGCAGAAAATCTATTTTCGTTCTAGTAACGGTAGTAATACCTACTACGGGGAATACGAGGTTTATCGTATTCTAAAACCAGAGTTTTGGTCTGTAGAAGACGTTTATAAGGAGTTCTACCGCGTAGGTGAGGACATTACGGAAGAGAACATTGTTAAGCTCTTCAATGACCTCTACACTAAACTAATCTCCATTATCAATGGTGAACTAGATGACCCTAATCCTCAAGGTACGGATAAGGACATCAATAACTTAGAGACCTACTTTGCTACTGGTGCACAGACTATCCCTGAGAGTGACATTACTCGTGGTAGAATGTAATAGATAAATGAGTATAGCTACTCGTACTACCTACCTGGTAGTACGAGTAGACTAATCTATTTCTAATAAAAGGAAAATGCAAATGAGTGATAATGCAGTCCCTTACCCCAAAAGAGCATTACAATCGACTCTGGATAAGCTTAAGCTATACAATAAAGACATTTATCCAGATACCTCGCCTAAACCTGTAGGGGATATCCTTAATGTCAACGATAACGGTAGAGACTTAAAAGCAGTCACCCTACACCGTGAAAGAATGGAGTTATTCCTTCGTTTACATAACCTCATTCCAGGTGAACCTGAATATAAACCTTATAAGAATTGGCCTTATCAATCGTGGTTTAGAGACCCTCCTTCTACTGAAATTGAGATTAATGGTTATATTGCCGATATAGAGAGACTCTCTACTGAGTTAAGAAACAACCCTAAGGCTGTTAGTGATATCGATAAAAGACTATTAGGTAAACTGGTGGTAGAGAGAAGAACAGAATTAGAACAAATAAGAAGAGCTATTAGAAACGGTAGACTAGGCACTATCTATAGACCAGAAATCTATCCAGCTAACTTCTATACCTTCGATACCAGTTATCGTGATAACATTACCGAAACTCTAGATAACTTCCATTTAGAATCTTGGTTTAATACTAATCCTAGGGATTACAATGAAACCAAAGCATTTCTAACTGCTAGAAACCTTAAGTCTAATGAAGTCAATACCAAGCTTACTGGTGCTGAGAAGACTAGACAAGCTGCCCTATTAGATAAACGTAGGAATGAACTCCTTACAATACAGAGTGCTATTGTCTACGATTCTCGCCTCTATTCAACAGATAAGTGGCCTAAGATAGGTAGACATAACTACATTCCAGAGACAGAGGTAGAAATCTATACTCCTAAGGATTCAGTAGAGCTGGTCGGTAAAGACCTCACCATTCAGTCTATCGCTGATGCTTACAATACCTTAGTAGCCGATAAGCTCAATAGTCTCTTTAAGCAATCTACTGATTTCCTTTTCAATGATGCTGCACCAAGTGTAAAACCTTCAGCTTGGGAGATACCTGCCTATAAGGCTATTTTAGATAAGATTAAACTACATCTAGATAATCCGGTAGATGGAGACTTTGGTATCATGCAGGCCTCTAATGCCATTATACCAGAGGCTCTAAAGAATACTATTAATCCAGATGAAGTGAAATCTCAATACTACATCGATAATAACGAACCTTCGATTAAGAATGTCATGAAAGCATTAGATAACTCTATTACCATGCTTTCTCGTATTCGTAAGTTTAGTGTTAGGATTATCTATCAACCTCCAGGTGGAGCGACACAGGACTTAGGTTTATTCGAAGTCTATCGTTTACTTACCTTAGACTGGGCTTTCCCTGAGCTCTATAAGGAATTCTATCGAGTCGGTGAAGACATTACCGAAGCCAATGTCACTAAGCTCTTTAATGATATCTACAAAGAGCTGATTAAAATCATCAATGGGGAAAGAGAGATTCCTAATCCTAAACCAGGGGTAAACTACCAGGGATTGAATAATCTCACTCTCTATTTTGCTCCTGGTAGGATGTTGTCCTCCGATGAAATCGTAAGAGGTAAATAAATCTGAACACTCGCTACTCTACTCCCCTATATGGGGAGTAGAGTAGCTCTTATTGCTATCGCAACATTCGCTGCTCTCCTAACGGAGAGTAGATCTTATAAAGTATTAAAAGGAGTCTATCCTTAAAATGAAAAACATTTACATCAAGACCACAGAGACCTGTAATCTAGATTGCCCTCACTGTTTTACCAGTGGCTCTCAAGGAGCAAAGGTATTCTGGAATATAGAAAAGGTAAAGAATTGGTTAGCTAAGCTCGACAAAGAGTTACCTAAGGACGAGATGTTTGTCGTTGCCTTACATGGTGGTGAACCCTTTATCTGTAAAATGGAAGACTTAAACAATGTAGCTGATTTTGTCTATTCTCTAGATAGAGAGACTGACTTATCGGCTTCTACTAATCTCGTTTATAAACTTACACCAGATAGATTGGAATTCATCACTAAGCGTTTATCAGGTATCATGACCAGTTGGGATATGGTAGGAAGATTTCAAACGGAAGAGCAATTAAAGCTCTGGGAATCCAATATCAAGACCATCCAAGACATCACCAAAGACCCCATGTTTATTAAAATCAATACCGTATTGACTAAACCCTTTATCCATTTCGGTATTGATCGGTACTTTAATGAAGTCATCTTCAAGAACAACATTAAGTACATGGATATCTCTAAGTTAACGGTACATGGTAGTGCTAAGAAGAATCCTGCTATCGTACCGACTAATAAAGAGGTTAGGGATTACTTCTATCAATTACACGAATACGTAGAGAAGCACAATCTAAGAAAAGAGATCGTGATTGATGTACTGGAGGACATCTACATCAAGATAGAAAAGAAACAGATGGATAGTGGGACTTATTTTAGGCAGTGTGAAACAAATCTCTATACCATTAATGCCAACGGTACAGTATCGAGTTGTCCTAATGAAGCCCCTACTGCTATCTTTGGTACAGTAGATGATTCGATAGAGAAATTGCATAATTCCCCTAAGAGAATCTTCCAAATACACCAGGAAACCGTACTGCCTGATAGTTGTTATAAGTGTGACTTATTGGATTATTGCGGGGGTGGATGCTATAAGCAGCACTGGGATGAAACCGGTTGTACTACCCCTAAAAAATTGATTCGAGAATTGATTAATAAAACCTAAGGAGTGATTGAAATGCCTATTCAGTTTCCAACTGATTTTGAAGATGCTGGTCTAAAAGCATTAGTCAATGAAGTGGTACTAGACAATAAGGTAACCGATAACGCCGATAAGAAATACAACTACATCAATGGTTCTAATTTCTTTAGATTTAACCCGATTACCCACGATGAACAAGTCTGGTATATCGGCAAAATCCAAGCGATTATCAATACCATTGTCAATGAAGACATGGGTAATCTCTGGCAGAGAGCTGAGATTGAAAGACGTATTGGTATTTGCGATAGCATTATTAATAGATGTAACGAATTCGATAAATGGTTCGGTGAAGCTTGGTACTACGAAGGAACCCGAGGGCGCCTTACTGGCACAATCAATATACCGATTTACATCAATGGTAAATTGGCTAGCGTTGGATTCAATAGCGGTGAAGAGATAACCAGAACTGTTATCCCTAATAGTTACTACCAGAAACCAGTGATGGTCATGCGAGGAGACGGCGGTCGTTATAAAACAGCTACTGAAAACTATCGTAGAGTACTGCAGGATTATATCGACGGTGGTGTGTTTAGCTTCGATGAATGGACTACTAACTATCTAGAGAGAGCTCACAATGCACTAAACGGCATGTGGGACGCACGTAATGTGTTTAACCAAGTAGGTCGTTGGGGTATTTGGACTAACCCCATGCCATACGGTGTTTCACCTCGTACCGGTTCTACCATTGGTGACCCACCTGAATCTACTACTAGTGACGCTTACCACAACAAATGGTTACAGGCACTAAAACAGAGAAAAGCAGAAATTGAAGCTCTAACCGATCTACACCACTATCCGGAAGACCTCAATTACCAAGGTCAACTAGTGAAGACTAAAGACTTCTTGGATACCTACAATACCCGTGTAGCTAAACGCATTAACAGTTGGTTGAAGTTCAGTAAAGGTTTCCAATACAACCTCAATAAAGACCCTAAACCAGCTGGTCTTAATGCTTTCGATGCTTTAAATACCGAATTACAAGAGAAGATGGGTGAACCCGTATCTGGTGGTCAGTTTGGTATCATGCAAGCAGCTATTGATGTCGTATTGGCTTCTATCAATACCACTGCTTCTCCCATTGAACCTAAAGCTCAAGAGTTCATTGACGATAACATCGTTTCTATTCGTAATGCAGTAGAAGCACTAAACGAATCAGTAAACAAACTATCTCGTATTCGTAAGATTACCATTAATATTGGTCAACAGGTCGGTGGTACTAACTACAGAGTCGGTACTATTGAGATTCCGGCCATCATGAACGACTCTTACATGAAAGAGAATATCGTTCGTGAAGCTTTACAAGAATTGGAACTAAAAGGACAGGTGATTTCCCAGGAGAACTGTCAAGAGTTTATGGATAAGTTATACGAAGACTTAATGGAAGTATTCGATAACATTGGTAGATACGATAAAGTAGTGTTCAGTACCACTTATTGTCACTCCAGTTGCCATACCCACAATTCTTGTAAGCACAGGACGACACGTTAAAATGAATACGATTAATCTAGTAGAAGATAGAGATTTCCTTATTAAGCTATTGGAAAACAGCTTTACTAAGGAAGAGAGTATTGTTAAGACAATAGAAGACAACCATCTAAGAATTGAGTCTCAAGGTACCATTAAGTACTATCCTCTTACTGAGGAAGACACCAAAAGACTTAGTAAGGTGAATGAGAAGAACAGGAAGATGTTAGAGTTCGTGATTGCTGAAAAAGCCTATCTAGAACTCTTAGCTCAATTAGGTAGTGATAAAGCCTTTGCAGTGAGAATCGATTCTATCTCTTCTCCTGACTTAATCAAAGCGATTGTGAAAAACAAATTCACTCCAGTTTGGTATTATCCGAAAGAGATTACCGAGAGCAAAGCCGTTAAGATTCTTACCGTAATCGCTAACCTGAAACCTGAGCTATTCTATATTGATGTAGAAGAGAGTGGTGAAAACCAATTAGAGAACAAGGTAAACCTACTGAAAGCCTTAGTAGAGAGCAGTAAGTCTCACTATACCCGACAGATGATGTTGACCTATTTCTACTTGGTTCAGTTTGCCGTAGGGATTACTACGCCAGTAGACGAACACCTGGTACCGATACGTATAGAAAATACGCTCTTTAGAGATAAAGAGGTATACCAGGCTTACGTAGACCAGTATCTCTCTACTGAAGAGAATCGCTCTAATCTCTTAGACGTGATTCGTTTTATCAAGTCTATTCCTCTAGCTATCTATTCCTTTAGACTAGATTCGGATATCACGGCTCTCTCTACTAAGAACATCATTCAGGTAGACGATTCTCAAGGTCAACACCAGATTAGCCGTATTGCTTACGGTTTAATCAAGAATCGTGATTTGGTTTATTACCTCATTGACCACATTGAAAATAGCCCTTCTGTAAAAGAGAGATTCTCTTTAGACAATACCTACTACTTCTTTAAGAATCAGTTTAAAGAAAAAGTGTGGTTTAACCAAAACCTATTCGAAATACTTTCTAAAAACCATTATTTAGAAGAGGTAGATTAGAGACATGTTGAAATTAAACAAAGTAGAGTTAGGCCTCAATCGTTACTTTCAGAGTGACAAAGAGGCTATACTCTTTACTGACAGATATTACTTCGGTGCAGCAGGTAAATCAGGCTTTAGCTTTGCCTATAAAGACGGTTTAGAGAGCTACGTGAATGAGAAGTATAATGGAGACTTCAATCTCTTCTTTACTTTCATTCGAGAACGTTTACCTGAAACCGTTCTTTATTTCGATGCTGAAGACCACTTACTCTTAGTAGGTTTGGTCTTTACTATCTGGTTTAACCAATGTACCGATAGCGATTTAAAGACTTATCTTAAGCTTTATATCGATAACTTAAAAGACTCTTTTTTAGATTCTAATGTCGCTAAGCAAAGACTTTTCGGTACTATTCCAGAGGAAGTCGATCTCTTAAAAGAGGAAATCAGTCACTATCAGGTAACGGATAAGCTTACCCAATCCATTAAAAGGATTAAAGAGAAGCTCTCTCTATCTCAAGAGAATCGAGACTTCCTTATAGACAATCTACCTCTAGAGCTACTCTTGCTCTTAAGAGCCAGTAACAAGATAGGGGATAGTGCTGACTTAGACGATATTCTCTACCCTATTCTCTTCTCTATTTACGACTCTCGTATCTTAACCGAGTTAAGACGTCAAGTCGTATTGAAAGAAATCTCTATTGAGAGTAAGAAGTACGGAGTAGACTACCAGAACCTAAGACACGGTATCGATGACTTAACCTTCGATACCGTATTGCGTTCTCTAATCACTGGTAGGAATATTCGTTTCACCTTAAGGAATAAGAAACCTTTAGTGAAGAAACACGTGAATCGATTGGTAAGGAACCACTTTCCCAATGACAACAATCTAGAGTCTCTGCTGGATACTAACTTCAGTTACCAGTCTCTAGTAAACCGAATCAAGCTCTATAAGAGCGATTCGATTGATGTGGATTGGGTAGACCAGTATACTTACAATCATGGTTTAATTAAGCTCTTTATCAGTGCAGTATTAGGTAAAGACACACCCAAATGGCTAGAAGGAGCGAGTGATGTTTTACTTGAAAGATGGGGTTAATATCTATCCTGATTACTTCAAGGATATCTATCTAAACGATAACCTTCAAGCAACACTGAGTGAAGAAGAGCTAAAAGACCCGATTAAAGCACTGGAATACATGTTAGAGAAAGAGGAGTCTATTAACTTCTACTTACCGTATAAAGACTTCGTTGCTATTCGTTTAAATAGCTTTAGCTACTACCTAAACGATATCTCCGATGACTTGTACTGGTATCTCTACCATGTTATTCACTTCTACATTCACTTCCTCCAGTTCTGCTACAATAAGCCTTTTACGGAAGAGCTGATGAAAAGAGAGGAAATCCTCTCCTTAGTAGACAGAACCCCTAGAAATAGCTTAATCGATAAACCATTCGAATTCACCCTAGTCGATTACCTAAAAACCGGTAATGAGGAAGAACTAGTAGAATACATCATTGGTATTCGAGAGTTCGTCTTCTTGGATGATGTTCGTTCTATCCTCTTCGAAGTCGATTACACCAACAAGATTAATGAAAAAGAAAGTGAGTTAATCAGCGGTGTATTAGACAATACCTTCGAGTTTACTCCTAAAAACATCAAACAGGTGATTGCTATTGTTAGTCGATTGTTTGTAGAAACAGGAGGAGATAAAGAAGGTGAGAAAGAGTACTGGTCTGTGTATACCAATCAGGGTTTCGGTGACATTCCTTCATTCCTGGAATACTGCCGTAATCCTAAACCAGTAGAACGCTCTTGGTTAGCGATTAGTGCACCAGTAATGGGTATCAATCAGCACCTAGTGAATCTACTCTTAACCAATCCCTTCTATCTAAAACTATTTTAGTATACCCTCTCTAGTGAGTTTGATACTCACTAGAGAGAATGCCTTTTATAATGAAAACCATTCCAATCTACCCAGCCACTAAATCCATTAGTCCGAGTGATAGAGAGATTAGTTTAATCATCAAACCTACGGAGAAGTGTAATTTCAAGTGCACCTTCTGTAGTAGTACCGATATTACGGATGATAAACATAAGCTCTTAGACCTAGACTATATCTTCAACTTCTTAAAGCGTTACCCCAATACCTCCACCATTATCGTCAATGGAGGAGACCCACTAATGGTACCGATCTCCTATTACTATAAAATCATCGAGTACCTAGAAACCAATCAATTGAAAGCACACCTATCATTAACCAGTAATCTCTATCCTTTCTATCTCAATCCAGATAAGTGGACTCCTCTCTTTACTCATGAAAGAGTCGGTATCATTACCTCATTTCAGTTAGATGACTCTCGTCTAAAGCATGATTATACCCCTTATTCCTTAGAGGAATTCTGGAAAGTATCGGATTTGATGTTAGAGAGAGTAGGTTATCGTCCTGATTTCATCTCCCTAATGACCAATGAGAATGAACACCTAGCTATTGAACACGTTAAACTAGCTAAGGAAATGGATGTAGAATGTAAGCTCAATCCTGTCTACCTATCTGGTAGACAAGAGAATCCTTTTCTATTGGCTAAAGCCTATCGAATCTACCTAGAAATCTATAAACAAGGATTAGCTCAATGGGAGTACAATACCAAAGCTATCTTTGGTGTATTAGCAGGAGACTCAGGTATCTGTCCTTATGGAAGGGATTGTGATAGCTGGATTCGTTTACTACAGCCTTCAGGTGACTACTATAGCTGTGGTTCATTTGGAGACGATAGAAAGTATCCGATTAGCTACGAGAATGAAATCTACCACAATCAGTTCTACACTCCTCTAACGGATAATGCTGAAATCTACTCCATGAAGGAAGACTGCTTTACCTGTAGTCTATTCGAAATCTGCAATGGTTGTAGAAAGCATATTGAAAACCATAAGGAAAATGGATTAGTAGAAGAGCATTGCCGTAGCATGAAAGCGATAGAAAAGGAGCTTTTACAGGTAAAACTCCATTCTAGTACTAGGAAATAAACTGTAAACACCGTTTCCTGGCTTATAGAGCGTGTTTAAGGCACCATCAACAGTAAGTTGAGGGGTTTGTATACCTTTAGTGCTCATCGCTCTATAGAAGCAAAATAGAGCGATTTAATAACAAAGACTAAAAAAGAAGGTTTAATAGATAGACTAGGGTACCCTCTGAGAGGCACCCTAGTCGTAGCATTATTATCTTTCTTTAGAACTGATGGTTATTAAGCTTTGTTTACTAATTGCTTTTGCAGTTCTAATAGATTTCGTCCACAATGATACAGACTAACTGTTTCACAAACGGACACTGCGTTATGCTTAGGTAATTTTGCCTGGAAGCTACTACTACCTTTAGCATTGACTAATTCCATCCATTTTTGATGGTGCTGTGACACACCTCTCTCTTTTGTAGCGTACTCTGTAAAGAGTAAAGCTACCTCCTTTCCTAGCCATGATTACACTACTCTACTACCCCATTACTAGGGTAGTAGAGTAGGTGGCTCTTTTACAGTCTTTACTACACTTCAGTCAATGATCCATTACAGCCATGGTAACTACCACCAAAGCAGTAACAGTAACATTGATTACGATCAGGGTTAACATGATTGTTCCTTAGTCTTTCTAGAATTATTGTTTAGTACTACCTTAAGACTACCTTGTCTAGAATTCAGGGTAATCTTAATCAAAATTAAGCTTTTAATGTATCCTACCCCCTACTACCCTATAAAAGAGTAGTAGGAGGGAAGGGCTTTCATCAAGGACCAGATTAACTTATACGTAGTCGATTTTCACGACTACGCCTCTTGCTACACGGATGGTTACTTCATCAGTAGCGGTGGACAAGTCCACTACGATACCACCAGTAGCTTTGGGTTTTTGTTTCTTGGGTTGAGGTTGAGGCTGTTGAGGTTTAGCTTCAACCGGTTTGGCCTGAGGTGCTTCCGGAGAAGGAGCAGCTTCCTCAGCTGGCAGTTCAGGTAGAGGCTCGTTAATACGAGCATAGCTGAAACCGGAGAGCACTTGAATGCGTTTCTTGTCAGAACGCAAGTCAGCCAAGAGATTGTTCAAGGCTGAGTACTCTATCTGTTCACTGGGAGGCGTATTGAGGTCCAGCTCCTCGCCTTCGTAGTAGAACTCGATGGAGGAATAGTCTAAGCTCAACGGGAATTTGGTAGGACCCACTTTACCTTTCGGTTGAATGAAAGGAATGATTACATCATCAGGTAGGGTGGGTGTACCGTAGACACACTTGGAGAACTTCTGTTTGAAGTCCTCTACGAGAACGTGGGTCAAGCTACGAATGTGTTTAATCTTGGTACTGAAGCCAGGAGGCGGCACTTCATCGACTTCAAGTACAGTACCATACTCACTGATTTCCGGACCAGTAGCCGGTTTGACTACAGAAGGTGCCTCAATCTCACCTTCATGGGCTGCTTGACCTAATTCAGCCAAGGAACCATATACACCGTACGGATTGGTTACTTCATTGTTTTCCATAATCTGTCCTTTTTACATTAGGTTAAACTCGTTTCTTTCTTTAAACGAGGAGAAGAGTAACAGCACTTGGTAGTCTGTACGTCTACAGATACCAGAAGAATACCTAAATGATTCTTCCTTTCTCATTACAGTAATATAGGGGTATAATTATTTAGATTATAGAAAGTTTCTTAGTCTTCTGGTGTCTCACTATCACTACTAGAAGCGTCTAAATAGAGTTCTTTAAAGTCAGCATTAGCTGTCCACAACCAAGCTACTTCTAATAGGTCATTACCTAAAGAGAATTGGATTAAGTGTGGTAATCCATCATCATCCTCTTCCCACCACTGTACCCAGACATCTTCACTATTGTAACAAAGCTCGTATTCTTGGTCTTCACTGTAGTCGTAGCTAAAGTAACCGTCATCGTAACTCGTTACCTTTTCTTCTTCCTTACGAGCGTACATAATCGAACCAATCAATTCGACTACTTTGTCTTCTCTCTCGTAAATCTCTTTACGGTTTTCCTCAGTAATCACTTCACCGAATATCGATACTTCAATCATCTTCTTAATCTCCTTAGAATGGAATGCAAAATAGAATACTCTACTGTACAGGCTATTGTACCTGTACAGTAGAGTAGATTATCACATCTTATCTCGTAACCTGACGGTCACTCGATGTTAAACTTAGCCTTGGTAGTTCAGTAAGAAGAGTTTGTGTACTCGATTACCAGAAGGTACTTCAATCGGTTCCTTAATCACTGGGTCATCGGTATCTTTAAAACCTACGGTCTTCATGGGTTCGTAGAAGCAGTTAAAGTAGATTTTAACCCCTTCTCTCCACAAGTGACTGGTTAAGAAAGGTGTGAAGTAATTGGGTACATCTTCACCAATCAGTACACCATCGTATTGTTCAGGTCTAACGGGTTTTACCTCTAGACCAGGAACATAGCCTTCCTTACGGTAGGTTTCTTTATCTTCATCAGACAAAGCATTGAACTTTTCCATCCATCTCTCGATGACTTCTTCGAAGCGTTCTGCTTCTTGCTTTCTTTCCCGAATCATCTTCAGTACTTGCTGGGCGATGTTAAAGGACTTCATGTCCAATCCATCACTATCGGGTACTAAATAAGAAGTCAATAGAGACTTAATGGTTTCGTCCACTTCATCCACATAGAGTCCAACGTGTTGGATGTGGGGGTGAGGACGGGTAGAAATATTAATCAACATAGTGAACCTTTACTTAAAGAAGAGAAGATAGAGTACAGCTAGGAATAGACCAGATACCAGGAAATCCAAGGTAACGATATTGGATTTAGGTACCCATTGCTTCCTAATAGTCCCGAGTTTACTATTAATTGTCGCAATCTCAGCCTCCAGTTTACGCAATGTCTCCTCTACATCAGGAGCACTCGGAGTAGTCTGGGTAGAAGAGATTAAAGCTACCGGTTCTTTGGTTTCACTAGCCTGGGGTTTCTCTTTGGCTACCTTCTTGGCTCTCTTAACCGGTTCTTTAGTCGATTTCACTAAAGATTTAGCTGGTTTCTCTTTCTGTTTCTCTACTGCTTCTTTTACCTTCTCTTTGTATTTCTCAGCTGCTGCTTCTGCTTCTTCCTTAGTCTTAGCACCCAGTTTAGTCATGTCCATCTCTAATTGCTTATTAACTTCTAAGTGTTTACGGGAATGACACTTAGGACACCTAGGAGTACTAGCTACACTCTGGTATTGGTTTAAGCAATTACTACATCTTAAAGTTCGTTTTTCTTTCTTCACTCTAGTCATGTTGTCACCTTACTAATAAGTAGATTACTGAAACAATGAGTAGTACAGTAATCGCTGTTAGGATATTAAGCATTTTTCTGTCCTTACTGCATTGGGTAGTCAGAATTTCTACTTCTCGTTTCAAACCACCTACGTGTGTTTCTAATTGACGCAGAGGTGCCTCTAAGGGATTAGTGGGTTTAGGTAGGGTATTCCTTCTACCTAGACTGTGTTGTCCCATGGGTTTACCCTCTAATCCGACTAAGTCGTCTTGACGGTTAGAGTGAGAGTGGAATACCTCAGTACGCTGACGTGAACGACAGCGAGGACACCTCGGTTTAGGAGAACCGGTCTCGTACTCGAAGTGACAACGTTTACAGTGGTATTTGGTTCTTTGTCGTTCTGAATGGTGTTCAGTCATTCTCAATTCCTTTGTTTTCGTAATACTCTAGCAAGTGGTATAAACCACTGCAGCCATGATCTAAGTTCTTGACATCCTCTAAATGTTCAGTTAAGCACCTATTTAGGTATTTACAAGAACCACAAAAAGAGTGTTTTATTCTCTCCTTTTCCTTCTCTCCCCATTTCAGTATAGAGGGGAAATCTGGGAAGTGTCTATAGTATTCTCTACCATTTAAGTCAAAATCCAATACGGCTAAACCAGTAGGAGAGATGAATAAGTTACTACTGGTATAGTCATTGGTTTCTCCCTCTAGGGCTAAGTAAACCAATTCTAGGTTAATGCAGGGTACATTGTACTTAGTACAGGAATCAATGAAACGAATGAGAAATTCCTGATAGTCTAGAAAGGAGTAAGCAAAGCTATTGGCTTGATTGGTGGAATACTGTTTCACTTCTACGAATTCTAGGGTAGTGAGTAAGGAGAGCTTTTTAGCCATTTCATCGGTGTCTAAAGACATGACGTGGGGAGAGGCCAATAGATTAAGGGCGAAGCTTCTACCATTACTAACGAGTTCTAGTAGGTTATTAAACACTTTATCGTGTTGTTCACGAGCATCAAAGTCGTAGGAGATACCGAGATTGATAAACGGGTAATAGAACCAATCTCTAATGGTGGATAGATTAGTTAAAGCATTAAAGCGATTACAGTAAGAGACCAATAAAGGTAAGAGCTCTTCTACGTAGCCTTTCGGTAGTAAGGATATCTCTCCTCCGTATAGGTCAATGATGTCAATCTCTCTGTATTGAGTAATCTCTTTTAGGTATGCTTCTATCTTCTCAAGAGGGAGTAAGTCTTTACTGCTTAATTGCTCTTCAGTTAGGTAACAGAAGTGACACCTAAAGTTACACAAATAAGAAGGATTGACTTGTACGTTTACGGTACTCATGGTTTAATGACTGTTAGGTAATAGGGAGAACATCTCGTTCAATCGAATGGTTTCGATTTCTGTTTCTCTGGCTAAGGCTTCTTGTAAGCCTGATTCGGTTCTTTCTTGATACCAGTAACGAGCGGTTCTGTCTAAGTCAGTAATGTAATCTAAGTGAGCATGGTCTTTCATGGCTTCAGTGAGAAGCGAGTAAACGATTCGAATAATCTTACTCTTCATGGCTTCACTGAAGATACTCACTTTCTTAAACTCTACACCAGGGACAATACTCTTGTCGAAGAAGGCATATCGCATCAATGTCTTGATTAGAGATTCAATCTCTTTATCGGTAGAAAGATGGTATTCTACTAACCCTTTCTCTTTTAAGAAGCTTAAGACTTCTAGGTAGGAGAAGATGGTTCTAACGATAATGGCTTTCATGGGGTAGATTTGCATGAAGCCTTCGGTTCTTTTACAGCAGTAGGCTTCAGTCGCTTCCCCTAGGATTCTGATGTAATCCTTATCTTCAATCATGTATTCCAAGAAGGTAAGCTGTGCTTGATTCTCAATCTCTCTATTGTACTTGTAGTAGATGTTGAATTTATCGGCTATTACAATGGGTTTAGAATCATCAATGATGTCATTCGTAATCACGTCTGAGTTTTTAAAGAGAGCAGCCAATTGGTGGTTTTTCTCAATATAGGCTTTAAACTCTTCTTTTAATGGTTTTACCTGTGGTTTTAAGGCGTACAAGGGATAGTCTCCTTTTATTAAAATCAAATAGAGTATAGGAAATCAGACTAAAATGAAAAGCATTTAATACTAGCTACTCTCCTGAAAGGAGAGCAGTGAGTATTGGTTACAATACGAACTACTCTGCCCCCAAGAGAGGTAGAGTAGTATTCGTTTTTATTGTTACATTAACTTTTCACTACTAAATACCCTTCAAATCCTTACTAGACAAGGGTTATAGAGGATTCAGTAACTAGGGAGTATACTTCGTATACTATATAGTACTACCCCTGAAAATAGGGTAAAATAGAGTGAAAAAGGTTGCTGTTAAATAGAACAATTAAACTGGTACCCTTTACTACATTATCTGGACTAAGTACTATTTTAAGCTAAACCCTTATTTCATGGGGGTTTCAGTGGTATTAGAGTACCGAAAAACCTTAGGTTTAGATGTTATTAATAGGGTAAATGGATTTTTACATTCTATAAGGATGCTAAAAATGAAATATAACGAGGAATACTACTCTACCGAATTGTCTCGGTAGAGTAGTATAGTCTTCTATCAGTTTAACTAGTCAAGTTACCTACTTCTGTTTCGATTACTGGAATGTCTTTTCCAGTTAACTCAGAAGCATCAGCGTAAGTCAAAGCACCTTTCTTACCATCGGTACCATGTAAGTGCTGTCGATTAGAGCAGTAGAGATAAGGTTTACCCCACTTACCTACAATGGCGGTAATATCACCTTCTTTACCATTCTTACTACAAACAGCACATCTACCCAATACTACCTTGGGTTTCTTCTTGGCTTCATCACCAAACTTATTCCCAAAGAAGTCACAGCTACCTCTATGTTTCTTAGTAGCTTTATCAATACCGTGGTTGTTTTCACATCGGGTATAAGGACCAAACTTACCACTACCTACTACCAGTCTACCACCACATTTCGGACAAGACTTGTTCTCTAGATACTCCTTTTCTTTTACAGGAGCAAGGTTTCTCTTATAACCACAATTCTTATCACTACACCTTAGGTATTCACCAAATCGACTAACGAGTTTCACTAGCTTGTGTTTGCCACATTGTGGACAAGTCTCATCAGTCTCTTCACCCTTAGGTGTAGTCTTAACGGTAGCAGATACTTCTTTTAAGGTATTGGAGAAGTTACCCCAGAAGTCATTGGTGTACACTACCCAGTTTATCTTACCATTAACAATCTCATCTAAACCATCTTCTAGGTGAGCGGTATACTGGTAATCAACGTAGTCTGGGAAATGAGAGGAAATGAAATCATTTACTCGTTTACCCAGTGGCGTAACCGTAATGCGTTTCTGGTTTATTTCGATATAACCCCTCTTCTTCAGGGTTTCAGGAATCTTAGCAAAGGTAGAAGGCCTACCAATACCGTATTCCTCTAATACCTTAATTAGAGAAGCTTCGTTATAACGAACAGGTGGTACTGTTTGTTTCTCTTCGCATTTCAGGTCTACTACGGGTAGCTTATCGTTACCGAAGATTTCAGGTAGTTTAACGTTATCCTCTTCTTCAGAATCGATATCCTTACCTTCCTGATATACTTCCAAATAGCCTTTATACAGCAATACACTACCGTTGGCTCTAAAGGAGTAATCGTTAGAGAGGTTAAACTCAATCCTCGTGCTATCGAATAAGGCAGGTTTCAATTGACTGGCCATGGTTCTTTGCCAGATTAAGGTATAAAGTTTCAGCTCATTACCAGAGAGCACTGATTTGGCTTTCTCAGGAGTAAAGGTAATGTCAGTAGGTCTAACGCACTCGTGTGCCTCTTGAGCAGTCTTAGACTTAACCAGATACTGAATCGGTTTATCCGATAGAAACTCAGGATAGTGCTCTTTACCAAACTGACGAATGGCTTCTAGACCTTCGTTAGAGATAGTGGTGGTATCTGTTCTAGGGTAAGTGATGTACCCATGTTCACCACCATTGCCTTCGAATAGCGTTTGTAAGGTTTCCGTTACCGTCTTAGCACTCCAACCAAACTTATTAATGGCATCGCTCTGTACAGTAGTCAGCTTGTAAGGCGCTTTAGGTTTCCTAGAGACTTTACTGGTCTTAATGTCCTTAACCACCAGTCTCTCTTTACCATCGATTAATTCCTGGATTCTAGATAAGTGTTTATCCTTGTATTCCAGGTCAGTAATCGATTGTTTATCGATTTTATCACTACCGATTCTGGATAACCGAGCAGGAAAACGAATACCGTTCTTTTCTGAAGCGATTGCAATAGACCAGTAGGTAACTGGTTTAAAGGCCTCGATTTCTCTTTCACGTTCAGTAAGTAAACGTAGAGCAGGTGACTGTACCCTACCTGAAGACACACCGGTTGTTACGGCTTTCTGTGCAATACTACTGGACTTAAGACCGAATACGTAATCGATACAGCGACGAGCGAATTGAGCATAAACCTTATCCATCTCAATTTCACTGGCATTAGCAATGGCTTTACGAATCGCTTTTTCATTGATTTCGTGATAAGTCACCCGCTTAAAAGTAACACTCTTATTCACGCTCTTAATGATGTTCTTCAAGTGCCAGCTAATGGCTTCCCCTTCACGATCAGGGTCAGTAGCTAAGTAGACTAAACCACAACCCTTAGCTAGCCTCTTGATTTCGTCAATCTCTCTTCTGTTTCTGTCATTGTCAACAAAGTGCATTTTGAAACCGTTGTCGATCTCTACTGCCTTCATCCCCAATTTATCATCGAGATCTCGAACGTGCCCTTTAGAAGCGACTACTTTAATGCCATCCTTGTAAAGGTACTTACCAATGGTTTTCGCTTTACTAGGGGATTCTACAATCATGAGTGTTGACATACTCACCTCAATCGTTTTCATTCAAATCAGCGTACTGGTTAGTAAGATGGATTACGAAACACATCAAACCACAAGACACCGCCAAACCTATTAACAATACTGCACTATAAAACAAAAATTCATTCTGCATTACCGTGCTCCCTAATGTATTCCTCTTTCTCTGCTTTCAATAAACGGAGAAACTCGTCAGCTGTTTGAGCTCGACCAATGGTGTGTTTATAATCCGTTAAACGCTCTTTGATTTCCTTTTCATTCCAGAAACCATTGATTCGTTGTACAGAGACTTGCCAGGAATTGACAAAATCCACAATACGTTTATCGTAGCTATAAGCAAAATGCTCTCTCTGAAACAGAGTCGTTACCCAGAAGTTGAAACTCGCTAGAGTGTGGTTATGGGTAAAGAACAATACTCCTATAGTACCGATAAACATACCTAATGGAATAACGATTACCCGTTTAACGAATGAGTAACCTACATTCGCATTAGGTATCATGGCAAAGAGACTACCAATATACAGTGCCACATAAAGGAGTAAAGAAGCAATCTGGATACGAATGACTTGGTCTTTAGTGTAATCCAGATGAGTAACAGCGTAGTACTCCACTAAATCCAGAGCTGTGTAAATAGCAATGGACTGGATAAAGAAGACAGTTTTCCTCTTCTTTTTCTTGAATTCTCTAAATAGGGATAAGACATTACCTGTTAATACCCCCATGTGTAATGCGAGTAGGCTTAAACCATATACCAGGAAGATGTGTTCCTTATGGTCTAAAGTGACTTTACTGAAGATGTCTTGAAACATTAGATTCACCTTGATTCCTTTTAAATTGTCTTCATTAGTATAAAGAGACTGAACACAGAGACAAATCGAGTGTAATCAGTCTTAACATTATTTTGGTTCTAGAACAGTTTACTCTGAAAGAGAGTAAGAACTAGTATCCTGGTTTACTTGTGCTAAACAACACGCGTTTACCATCGATAACAATGCCTAAAGGTTTAAACTTGATACCTTTGGACGCTGGCTTAGCAGCAACCAGGTTATGCCAAGGACGGTTGTTATTGGACATAACAGTTTTCTCCTTTCTACCTACGAATACAGACTACTACAGCATTCTCGGTGCTGTAGTAGTCTAGTAGGATTTAAATATACTCTCTCTGTTCTCCAGTATAATGATATAGCTCTATACGATTCTAAACTGAATCGTATTTCGCTTTACTCGATTCCCTCGTAGAGACCTATAATGCTCTAAATTGCTCTTAGAATCGATTTATAACCACTAGGCTAGGGTAGTACCACTTATACCTCTAATCGCTCTATAGAGCGTTCTATAAGCCAGGAAACAGCATAATAGTATTACTCCTACTACCCACTAAGAGGTAGTAGGAGTAATAGACTCTATTTTGTTACTTAATGTTGTCTTCCACGTTTACCATGTCGTAGAATTCAGACAAGGTAGAATGGTAGACTTTACCACCTAAAGTAACCAGGTGAGCTACTTTACTGAAGCAAGTCAAGATGTACAGGAAAGTGAATACAGAATTATTGGTATTGGTCAAGAAGTAGTTAGTGGGACCATCGATATTGATAATACCATGGTACACCATAGCGTAAGCTTCTTCTTTACTTACACCAAATGCTTCCATAATCAAATCACTGAAGAGGAAGAAGTCTTCGTATTGAGTCACTCTACTATCAGCCGGAGGCATGGTAATAGACTGACTAAAGGCTACGTAAGCTTCTTTTTCCAGTTCTCTTAACTGGTCTAGTGCATCATCACTGGGAACAGCAATGTTCTCAATGATCATGGTTTTGTCATTAGCAGGGAAGGTACCGGTATTGACGTAGTCTAAACCAGAAGCGTATTTACCTAAATTAGGTACGATGTCCAGAATCAGGTAATCTAATTCGTAAGCAATACGATTAGCATCTTTAGAGAAAGTGTACTTCTTAGCTAGTTCTTTACATTTGGTAGCAAAAGCAGTACGATACTTATTCCAGTACTTCATGTCCTCTAGTACAGCTTTATAAGCTTTCCTAAAGAGGTCAGCATCAGCTACAAAGCTTTCTAACCAAATAGTACGGTCACTGAACTTACGGAAACCGTAGAACTGACCTTTGGCTAAACAGATGCCTGTATAACCATCTTTAACGAAAACGTAAGAACTAGAAGGGTCACGTTTAAACCAGCTAAAGAAACCTTTAGCAGGAGTGTTCTTAGTTACTAGCTTGAGTTTCTCTTGTAGAGGAACAGCAATAGCGAAGTCTAAGTCATGAGAACCTAACTTATCGAACACGAAGTTAGCTTTACGACCCACAATCTGGTTAGCAGAAGAAATCGCTTGACCAATAGAAGGTGTATAGCTCTCATTACCTAACTGCACCATGTGCTGAATGGTATCCTCAGTAAAGATAACACTTTCCCCAGAGAAGTCAGTATTGGCGTACTCACCCTCAGCCCCTAGCTTATTCAGCATACGAACCAACTGAGCAGTTACCCAAAGGAAGCCAGCTGCCCTACCGATTACATTCAGGTCAGCTACATCACCAGGTTGATTACCGATTTTACCTTTCTCAAGCTCGCGGATGACACTAAGTACCCTTTCTCTAATGGATAAAGCATCTTGTTTAATCTTAGCCCATTCTTCCTTGCTACCTATATCAAATACGAACTTCTTCAGTTTGTCTTTGGGATTAGACATCTTAACGAAAGTCTTCTCGATATACTGAGTTAAAGCGTTAGCATCGTCAGCTACTTTATCCAAAGCACCTAATCGATCGTTAAATGCTTTCTCGATAGCTCCTTTACTGCTAGAGAGTTTATAGGGGTCAATTGCCCAGTAGTCACCACCGTAACTAGTAAAGAAAATACCGGCCATCTTAGCTTTACTGTTATAGGCAGACTCACCGTTTCGGAAAGCATTCAAGACCCAAGTAATACCGTCTTGGTATTTATCCCAGAAACCTTCAGCAGAAACACTGAGTGTTTCATCTTCTAACTGAGACAAGATATCATGGAAGGAGTCTTGAGAAATCTCAGTCTCTTCACTACCTTCTTCTGTTTCTACAGTAGTATCCTCTTCACTAGAGTCACCACCTTCTTCAGTAGACTCATCACCACTCTCTTCATTCTCATCGGTAGAGTCTTCTTCTGGTTCTTGTTTCTCGAGAATCTGTTCAGCCCGCTCTTCTACTTTATCAGCGACTTCTTTTTCATCCGTAATGTTATCCACAGACAGCGTCTCCTCGCCTGTGGTGACTTCATCGGTTTTCTCCTCGCTAGCCGCTTCATCGCTTTCTTCCTCTACAGAATCTTCACCTTTTAACTGAGTCAATTCAGCCTTCTCTTTCAAGAGTGGGTTATCTTGAATAAAGAAACGCTCTAATACTTCACGTTTCTTAGCCATGAAGGTTTCTTCATCAGCTTTGTCATTCAAGGAAGGAGAGAGGTAAGCTTCCTCTGTTTCAATAGGCAATTCTGGTTTCTGGGTAGCTAAATCGGATACTTCGCATTCGCAAAGACACCATTGTTTATAACCACCGCTACCATCAGGTACGACATCGACTTCCCAAACAAAGTCAGTTCCTTTAATGTTAAAGGAATAACGGTGTTTAAGCATACCACCATCAGCCAATGCCTGCATTTGTTTAAACATCATTTCATTGGCTACAGTAGTGGTCTCGATTCTACCGTCTCTTACATTGTTTTTAGTAGTCATTTCGTAATGTACATTACCTTTTCTATCGGTCACCTTACGAATACGAATACTACCGCTACCGGCATTCTTATCAGTTTTGTCTACTTTTACCATGTATTGCTCAATCACTACTGCCTTATTGGCCTTCTTCAATTGAGCAAAATTGAGTAGTCTGGCTACAATTACGTGTTCTTTCTCGATAATCGTATCGCTGACTACATCCTCTAAACCTGTCCCTACGCCTTCACGAGACAGAATATTAAATAAACTCATTCTGCTTGTCCTTTTGGTTTAAGTAAAAAGGGAATAGAAAAAGAGACTAGGAGCTCACTAGCCCTAGCCCCTTTTCTAGATTTATTCGATAATCGGTTTTTCACTAAACAGAATATCACTAACCTTAGAAATGATTTCAATAAACACCTGTACCACTGGGTTGTTGTTCATGTCACCTTTCATGGCACTCATGACTACGGTACCAATGATTACAGCAAAGAAGACGAAGATTAAACCAATGATGGTAAACTTCATTACCTTGAATTTAAAGCTTCTAAACTCTTTGGTAAATTCGCGGTGTTCATCAATTCGACCAGAATCCGACATGAAGTTGTAAACCAATACCACCATTTCTTCAAATAGCAGATTAGCCACCATCAGTTTAATATCGTAACCGGTGGTCTCTTCATTGACATCCGGATAGTTAGAATTACGGGAAGCAATCTTAGAGTAATTCGTAACCAGGTTGTTCAGTGCGATATCTGTTTCTTTTCTCTCCGACAAGACTAAGGTATCGGAGATGTTGCCTAAACCTTTCTCGATAAAACTGTCTAAACGTTTTCTAGCCATAGTTTGTTCTCTTCAGTTAAATCAATCTGGTTTATCTAAGTAACTAGGCATTCTACCTTCTTCAATTATCGTATTTAACTTATCGTTGTGTTCTTTTAAAGAACGAATACTGTAATCCCTCTTGAGTATCTCTGCCTCTAATCGGTAGATAACGAATTTCTCGTAACAGGCAATGGATAGTAAGATTAGGATAATAAGGTAAATGAGATACCTGTAGTTCTTCTTAGTAGTAAGCTTTTTCTTAAGCTTTTCGTAATAATCTTTAGTGAAAATGTCTTTAATCGACATACAGTCACTCCGTTTTGATTTCCTCTAATTGTACCCAGTAACATAACGACCATAACCAAAGTAACCAATGGCTAAAGCATCAATCGAGTGCTCATCCAGTTCATTGACTGGATTGATTAGCTTTAACTGATGTTTTATTTTGTCAATGGCTACGGTCATTTCTTCTTTCTTAGCATTGCCTTTTGCCCCTACTGCTTTTTTAGCAGTGGGTGGGTCTACTTTAAAGAAAGGAATATGGTTGTTGTAGTTACGCAGGGTGTTTTGTATCAGGTTGACTAATTCAGTTAAAATCGCATATGCGTTAGGGGTGAAGGAATTGAAGAAAGGAGACTCGCACATGACAATAGAGGGATTGTAATACTGGAATAGTTCCCGTAGTTCATTCTCTAATGCCATTAAACGAGTATACTTATCACCAAAGGTTTCCCCTAGACAGCGACTATAGTGAAATGATTCCTTTGCATGTAGTGTAAATGCAGAGGACTCGATGATTTCACGAGTATGGAAATTCAGTTTATAAATGGCAACCCCCAGGCAACTGCTGCCTGGGTCGATTGCCATTAAACAGCATTCCCAATGATTGGTAGATGGGAATGGGTTCATTCACTATCCTTTAAGGACTAACTAAAGCATTGTTCGATACATTGTAAAGAGGCTCGTTGATACCTACGTTGAACAATGAATCGAAACCACTGTTGTTAGCAGCCAGGTACTGAATCGTACGGTTAATGTGGGCAATTTGCGCTGCAATCACTTCAGTAAACTGAGTACGACCAGTAGAAGTCGTTACCTCTACAGGTTTATCCACACCGGAGACCAAACCGATTTCAGTAATCACCGCCCGCATGGGGTCACCGAAACGAATATTGAAGACATTGTAGAGTTCTTCCACGTCGCTCTTATTAAGAGAAACAGGAACAGTAGCAATGGTACGACCATAGGTCGCTTTCAATACGTTCTCTTCGTCTACTGACAATTCCTGTGGAACAGGATTGAGATTACGGGTAGTCGGTGCATAGTCCGTTTCACTGATGGTACCATCATCGGCTTTGTGAATGATTTTAGTCTCTACACGGGTTTTACTCAAGTCCAAACGTTTTAAGTAATAGGTGTAGTACTTTACCCCTTTTACGTCTTCAATACGGCGAATAGCGTATTTAGTGCGCTCAGCCGGAGTCAGGTCATTATTCAATTCACGCATTACGAACGGAATGAATTTAAACAAACCGGTATCGTCTGCCTTGTGTTGATAAATCTTCGGAAAGGGGAAGGTGTCTGCATTGTTAGTACAGTTTTGCATACTGATGCCACCCATGCCAATACAGAAGTACCCAATTGTCGGGATAACATTAGAAGGCGGAGCCACATCGTTGTTTACTGTAAACAATTCATTTAAGGTAGAGTTCTTTTTCATGGTATACGGAAGACCAAGTTCACGAGTCACTTGGTTCTCGTTACCAATAAGAGTGCGTACCGACTCGAACGCACTTCTCTTGTTTGGGATAATAGGCATGTCGTCTAATCCTTCATTATAAAATTATCTATTTATTACTCTAATTCAGTTATAGAGTAATATCCTAAGGAATCATAGGAAAACCAGACTACTTACACCACAGTAGGTGTAAGTAGTCCAGTCTCTATTCACCTTAAGGTTTAATTCCTTTAAATCCATTCATGGTCTCGTCTACAGAGAGTTTTTTCGCCCTGTATTCTCGATCTGTACCATCACCTTTGGTATAGTCTAGACCATCGATTTCATTGCTAGACATGTTCCAAGAAATAGGCTCTTTTGGTACTTCAGTATTGGGAGAAGTTTTATCCCACACCAAATCGGTATTGAATTGGTCAATAATCCTGCGTTTTAGTTTATTATCCATCAATAACCAAGAACGCATACCAGGGATATTGGGTAGATTCAGTGGGTTATCAATACCCTCTAAATCATCCCCTACACTAAAGCAAGCACTACCAGTACGAATATCTCGACTAAGGCTAATCTGGCTCTTACCATCTAAGTCTTTTACAGAGACATCAATATCGAAAGAGATAATGGAGTGATTAACGAATTCTTTTACCCTTACTGAAGCATTGGTATCGTTAATAGAGTGTACATCTTCTAAGCCTTTAGTATCGTCATCGACAATCTGTACCGCAGAGTCATTATTCCTAAACCGTAAGTCTAGTTTACTCTTCTTCTCACTATTAACACGAATACCAATCATGTTGGTAGCAGAGATCGGTTTATCGTTAATCTCTTTAATATACTGTACAGAGTAGCTAGAGAGCTTAGTTAAAAGCTGAATCATGGCTTTGTGGGTATTATACAAAGAACCCACTTTGATGTTCGATAAACCAGTAGCCTTCTTCCAAATATCGTCTGCTACTTTAGCCCAATCATCTACATCGAAGTTTCGAGTATCGAAAGCAATCGAATGTAAGAAGTCATGGAAGTTCATTAGACCAGGTTTTCTAAAAGAGACGACCTGAGTCGTGTAGAGTTGATAAACAGAAGCATTCTTATACGAACGAGCATCAATGTGTTCGTCTTTATTAGCTAAGTTTATTAGATTGTTAATCAACTTAAACTGAGCATTAGCCTGTTCGTAAAAGTCAATGGTAGTCATCACTGGAGACATCGGAGTAAATGACTTACGTAAGAACTCAATCCATTCGTTAGACACTAGTGTATTATCAGGAATGACTTTACGGATGTCCTCATGACTGGGTCTAGTCTTTCTAGGTACCAAACCAATCACGTAATCCGGAATACACTCATCTTGAATCTTATTCATCTTGAATACGGCTACCGTAAACAAGAGTAAGGCATTCAATCCAGTTAGAGGAACCGATTCACCAGACTTAGGGTGATTGATGATCACGTAGGCTCGATATAAGTCTCGTCTCACCATTTCAATCCAGTAGTCTAATAAGACGTTTTCCAGAATGAACTGTTCACTATTGTTATAGTCAATAGCTTTAGATTCCAATACCTTGGTTTTCAGGTAGGAGTTCTTAGAACGAGTTAAATCATCGTAAGCCAGGTTATCAATATCACCACGTTCTGTTGGGTTATAGAAGGTTTCTTTATCTTCCTTATCCAACATCTTAGTTAGAGACAAGGTATCGACTTGAGGGTCAATGGACTCTAGTCCGTTTAAAGAGACTTTCTCGAACTTAGGCGTAATCCTTAATTTAGGGTCATCTAAGAGATTAGCATCATCCTGAATGAAGTTGTATTCGGATAAAGGCAGATTACGTAATGTCAATACGTTCTTAATCAACCACTGCTGAGTGAAGTGGTGACCAATGTTCTTCTCTACCCAACGGATGTTCTTATAGAAGATAAGAATCTGCTTTAATGACATCTGGTCTAAATAGAAGTCCAAGAAGCCATGGGAAGCTAAGTATCTTCTATAGTGATAAGAGTGGGCTTCGTTAGTGAATACGGACTCTAGTCTCAGTGCCAGAATCACGTCTACTAACTTAGTATAGAGAATACCCATGAAGGTAAGGTTATAATAACGGTTATCTAGGTTATACTGCCCTTGATACCAGCGTTTAAAATAACCATAGACCCAATCTTGTAATCTCTCCATTAGAGAGTATTCGTTTTGCTCTACGAATGATTTATCGTAAGAGAGAATTGTGCCGTCTTTAGCCCTAATTGCTTCGTCGATATTACATGGGTTTAGGATACCTTTAATTAAGAGTTCCTGGTCTGGGTACTTGGCAATCAGCTCTTCGTACTTATGAGTTCCGTAGCTATATTCGGCGTAAGTGTTCTTGTGGTAAGCTAAATTCTCTTTAGTGAAATCGATTTCCTCAATCGTATCCATGGAGATTACCCGAATCATTTTATCGGTTTCATGGTACTCACCGGCTAAGTTTTTATAATACTTCCAAGTCCGATAATCGTGAGGATTGACTGCTCTTAGATTAGCAGTTTTCTTTAATACGGTTTCGTTTAAATCTTCAGCCTGTTTGTGTGATTTAATCTGCAGTGTATGTACTAAACCGATGACCTTGTCTAAATAGACTTTAAAATAATAGTCAAAAGCTTCAGTAGACATGTCTTCAGGTAAACGACTGTTCGTGTTTTCTTGCATGTTTAAACTGACTCCTATTCTAATTTTCTCTATCAAGACTACACTAGCTATGTGTTAGCTAGTGTAGTAGTATACGATTTTCTGATTTTACCTTTAAAAAAGGATAGAAAATGGCACAAAACAAGTTTACAGGTGGCATTAATAGCTATCTTAAGAATAAGGCGGTAGACTTAAAAGAGGAGGATATAGCTAAAAACCCCTCAGCCTATTCTTTAATGGCTAAGTTAGTGACTTCACGCAGTACGGATTCTTTCCAAAACAATGGAGAGCTATCCGACTACAGTCCTAATCTCGATTACCTCTTGGGTATCTCATCCGAGAAAGCTCAAGAGATTGACGACAATGAAGCGATTATGCAGCTCTTACCAGACTTGGAAAGAGGAGCACAAATCCTAATCAGCTATATCTTGTCACCTAAGTACCTATTAAAACCAGAATTGCAATATCGTCCGCCTGCCGGTATCTTTACTCAGTCAGTAGGACAAAACATGGTAGATGTGGTAAAGCGATACATTACCGATGACTATAAACTAGACCAACGGTTATACGGTATCCTTTATAACATCTTATTTAGTAAAGGGGCTTATGTTACCGCAGTAATCCCTGAAGCTTCTCTGGATGAGTTTATCAATCCGGATAACGCAGTTTCTCGAGAAAGTCAATCTTATCAATTGTCTCTCGAATCACTAAAAGGGATTTCTACTAAACTGAATGAAACCGTGCGTGAAAGCAGAGGTTTCCTAGGTAAGCCTTCGTATCATAGCGATACAGCGTTTTCTACCCCTAAGAGTAGTGGTGCGACGCTCTCCAGAGAGTCTGTTGATGTAACGGTAGGTAATACCAATCAGGAGTATACTTATTCCCCTACTAAACCTACTCAGCGTTACGAAACCAAGATACAGAGACCTGATCAAGTTTCCTACGAGTTTCCTCCTGATTTAGTAGCGAATTACAGCAGTGAGAGTAATAAAATTAACCTTACTGAAAAGGGTGTTTGGAATGTAAACTTATCCAATACCGAAAAGGATACACTAATAGAGGTAACAGACGACTTATCTCTATTACACCAATCCTACGCTAAGAATCAGTCGCTCTCTACTGAAGCGAAAAAAGCAGTAGGTCTCTCTACTGAGGATGTAGAACCGAATATAAAGGCTACCGATAGAGACTTAGTAACCAAGCTCTTTAAGTCTATCGACGATACTTATCGACGTATTCCGGATAGTAACCAGATTAAACGATTGGCTACCAATGAGCAAACTTATCGTAAGAATCTGGATGAACCCCTGATTATCGAGTATCCGGTGGAATCCATTGTCCCTATCTTTAAACCAGGTTCTCCTTCTGAACACGTTGGTTATTTAGCCTTACATGACGAAGACGGTAATCCCTTATCTAAGACTAAACCGGTAAACTACTACCGTGAATTGCACAACAATTACAATTTACGTACTACCGGACAGAGTATGGCTTCCTCCTTAATTCAACAAGGCAGGGCCATGTTCGATGGCTTCTCTAACCGTCTCGATGAAGCTCGACAATTAGAGATTCTCTCTAGAATCCATGGCAATGCCATTATTAAGGATATCTTAGAGAGATTGAGAAACGGTCTCTATGGTAAGAATCTCGATATTGGTGATCCAACTGAAGCTTATCGCATTATGTTCTACCGCTCTTTACAAGGACAAAGAACCAGAGTGCTCTTTGTACCTAAAGAGCTCATGACTTACATGGCATTTGATTACGATGCTAAAGGCATGGGTAGAAGCCTAATCGATAACATGAAGGTACTGATCTCTCTACGTATCCAATTCATGTTAGCCCAGATTCGCGCCGGTATCATGAATTCTATTCCTGAGACTGTCGTGACCTTAAAGATTGATGAAGACGATCCTGATCCTAAGAAAACCATCCAAATTGGTAAGGTATTGGCATTACAATCCCGCTCTAATGCAGGTTTAATTGTTGGTGCTTCTAATATCCAAACCATTGAAGACAGGATTAATCAGGCCAATATTCGTATCGCCATTGAATCCGATAATCCAAAAGTACCTCAAGTAGGTCAAGATGTTACCCGTAATACGGCAGACATCCCTGTACCGGATTCGGATACAGCAGATAAATTAGAGAAGTTCACTACCTTAGGGATTGGTTTACCTCCTGAAATGGTAGAAAACTCCTTCCAACCTGAGTTTGCTGCCCAGGTACTGCAGGCTAATGCGATTAATAACCTGACTTCATTCCAGAAACAAGAGCGATTCAATCCTTTCTTAACGACCTTTATTAAGATTGTCATGAATTCCTCTCCTTCTATTCGTACTGAATTAAGAGAGATTGTTCAATCTAACATCAAAGTGCTCCTGGAAAACGTACAGGAAGCAGCAGGTGATGATGTAGAAATCGATATTGAAGCTTTGGATAAGACTTCTGTCCATGTGATTATCGACTACATCGTAGATAAGTTCATTGAAACCTTAGAGGTTGCTCTGCCTGCACCTGCTAGCGATAACCACGAGATGAAGAATGAACAGATGACTCAGTACGAAGAGAAAATCGATAAAGCCATCGGTTATATCTTAACTCAAGAAGTCCTGCCTGAAGATGTAGTAGGTGAGAGGGCAACTGAGTACATTGAGAAATACGGTAACATCATTAAAGCTGACATGATGAGGCGCTGGATGATTGATAATGATTACTTCAGTGAAATCATGGAATACTTCACTATCTCTTCTACTGGTCAGCAGACCTTCGAGAAGAATAAAGAGATTCGTGAAATGGCTATTAAGTCCATTAAATCAGTTATGGATTTCTTTAAAGAGTCTAAGAATATCGCTAAGACTGTTGAAGCAGTAGCAGAAACCAACCAGATGAAGACTGAAGGAGACGACTATAGTAGTTCTGATTCCTCTAGTAGTGATTCTGATTCTGGAGGTGGAGATGATGGTTTTGGTGATGATTTCGGTGATTTTGGAGGAGACACTTTCGAAGAAGGTGGAGAAGGTGAAGAAGGTAATAATGGTGATGGCGGTACCGATTCTGGTGAATCTGGTTCTGACTTATCTCTTGATGGTCCGGTAGACTAATACCAAAAAAGAAGACTAAAAAAGGCTCTCTGCCCCCGAAGGGGCAGGGAGTCTCTTTTATTTAATTTAGATTCGATTTTTACAAATTTTACAACTTGTAAACTACTTTATTTTTGGAAATCGTTTCTAAGGCCTCTACAAGGCTCTCAGATTGAGCTCAGCTAGGTGGGTAATAGTCTTACTCCATTTTGAGATAAACTCAATCTAAGAGCAATCCAGAGTACCTAGCGAGCATTTCCTATTTCTACAGTATTACTAAAGGAGTAGTTTGCCCTATTAGCAATACATGATTGGTGTGTTTCTAAATCTGTTTCGATAATGAAACTCCTTTTGGTTAGGTTAATAGAAGTGTCTACCTAACTACCTACTGCCACTAATAGGCGATTGCTGTATAGACAGCTTAGTGATAATAGATAGTTAGGATAAACCCTAATACTACTACAGACTGATAGTAAGTACTACTCTCCTTCCCCTCTTAGCAAGGGAAGGAGAGTAATGACAATCTGTTTTAGTACTTGATGCGAATGAAGATACCTTCACCGATAGCGTCCGGTGTAATGGCTTCAATCAATGCACCATCTTCAGTGATGACATAAACATCACTACCTTCCTCATCAGGCTTACGGAAGCGATTGACGAATACCTGGTGAAGGATGTAGTATAATTCACCTTCATGTTCTTTATCCAGTGTATGCCATTCATTAGCTTTAATACCGTGCTGACGGGATAGATTCAATTCGCTCAGTAATCGTTTAATATAAACGACTGAGACTTTCCTCGGAATGCAGGTTGTCTTAGTTTCGTCTGTATCCAGTTTAAAGAGGAGCACAGCTTGACTATCGAACATGACTTTAAACATGTTCTCGACTTTACGTTTGTAAAGAGACTCTACATTGGCCGGTACAATCAATTTCTCATATACCTCATCGTAGCAATCGATTACTTCGTCTACTGTAACATGGGTAATGCCGAGCTCTACCAGGATCTTAGCGAATGCTTTATCCACTAATTGATAGAGACGATTAGCCAATACGTATTCTTTACTGCGTACCAGCACATCGTAAATATTGCTCTTGAATTCCGCAATGCTCTTACAACCTTTAATCTCTTTTAAGAGCTCGTACTGCTGGGTATTGGTGTAAGCATCGTTGGTTAAATAATGAAGTGTTCTCACCAGTCTGGCGTTTGGCATGTCTTTGTTAATGCCTGCCAAGATATTGGTTACCATCAACTCTTCATTAGCGGAATCGCTGTATACCTTACGGAATACCGCCATATGGCTTTCTACCTGATCACCACGTTCTTCAATCAGCTTCATCTGTTCAGCCATTTCCTCTTCGGTCATCTCCAAAGACTTCACGACTTTATTGAACTGATTAGCTTCATTGTCTTCACGTACCGGTACTTTGGTAGCAAAGATGTTTTCAGGTGCCTGTTTACCAGGAATCAGGTGGTCTTGATATTCCATAACTTCGTACTCTTCTTTCTCTTCTACCGTGAAGTACGGCAAGAAGGTATCATTATCCAGGTTTAATACCAGTCGGTAGAATCGGCGGTCTACAGCCGGTAAGAGGTTTTGTTTCGGGTTAGCACGGAATACAAAGTATTTCACGCCTTTGCGGATCACGTAACCGTAATCGCTTTCCCACTCAATGGCTTCCTCGTCAATTGGGTAGAGGTGAGCCGGAGCATGTTTAGCGTAGTAATCCTGATGCTGTTTATAAGACCAGAGAGAATGGTCATTATCAAACCAGAATACGTCTTCTACCACATCACCTGGATTCATGACGTGTTGGGTTAAACCACCGGTATGGTTGCCTTCATTGGCGACTGAACCGAGTGGGTGTTCTGGTTTAGACTCTACTACAGGAGAAGCTACCTCAATACTGCTGTAGCCTTCCTGATAAGAGTAGTCTTGGTCTAAGGAGTGAATGTCATCGAACAGCAAGGTGTCTGATTTCTTCACTTCTTCCTCACGTTCCCAAGAGGGTCTAAACGGTGTATTGTTGCTGCTACTCGGTTTATTACGACTACTGTCTACCATGATGCCAGAGGAGGGCACGGATTGAGAGCTTTGGTTGTCGTAGTAATTACCGGTTTTAGCATACGGATTCGTACCCATTCCACCCAGGCTAGGATTACCTGGAGGAGGAGCAAACTGATTAGAACCATAAGGGTTAGTACCAAATCCACTCTGTGGCTGCTGACCAAATGGAGATTGGGTCTGTGCTTGGAATGGTTGATACCCACGATTAGCCTGGTTAGGCTGGTACAGATTGCTGTTATTGTTGTTCTGGATATAAGAGAGCTCTCTCACCATGTTCTGGCGATTTTGGATGTAGTTACGAGCATCTTGCTCTACACCGTAACGAGTCTGGTAATCCAGATTCATTTGGGCAAATACCGTATTGAAAATGCCATAAGGGATAAAGTCATGGAAGTGCTGTTCCATTAAACCATATACCTGGTTTTGGTCATTGACATTAATGCGGTTATTAGCAGCCGCCCACTCTAAGTGAACAAAGATGGATTCCAGCAACTCGTCTCTTAAACGCTGGTCGTTCATGAGAATATTGCTGATGATACCACGAAACTCATTGGGGCGCTCTTGAGCACCTCTCCAGAGTAACTGCTGAATAGCCTGCTGGATACTTTGGTGGTACCCAGCAGTGAGATAATAGCGATGATTCATCGTTGGTCCTTTCATGAAAAGACTCTCTAGTAGCTAATTAGAGAGAAACTATAGATTCGAAATTAGTGAGAAAAAGGAGATAGTACTCGTTTACCTCCTTAGCTTAGAGAGCTTTGCTCTCTGCGCTGGGAGTCAGCGTGTTCTGTACACAGAACAAAGCTACCTCCTCATCCCTTTAATGATATAGATTTATACAAATCTACGAATACAGCAAAGACGCAATCTCGTCAATCTTGTCTTTCAATTCAGGATTAGGAATCACGGTAAAGTCTTCAGACAGCGTTACATACGGATTAATGCGGTTACGTCCGGATGGGTCTGACTTAGACATATCCAATGCACCAGAGGTTTCAATCAAGGATTCGTGTAGAATGTTCTTCGGATCATTGACATCGAATGTGGTGTTAGAAGTCCTAATCTTATCGGATTTCTCCTGTAATACCGCTAATCTACCTAATTTCAATAAAGGCAAATCAGTCGGGTCTTCTACCGGTATAATCTCAGCATGTTCTTTAATACGCAGGATTTCATCAGTACGAATCATGGCCAAGCAATTAACAATATCATCAGGACGGATTTGTTTCTTCGGATTACTCAGTTGTTCATTCTTTAAGTTACCCAATTTGTAATAGCTGTTATTAACAGCCTTGGTGATGTTGAACAAGAGATATTGTAATACCTGTAATTGCTTACCGTATACGGTATTGGATTCGGATGAACGAGAAACTTCGGATACCATTTGGTTAAACTCGTTGATGATGAAGACGAATAAATGGTATAAGGTTTCAAATGCCGGATAACCGATACGGGTAAAGTCGTTTCTTACCATATCGTCCACATAGCCGTCTAATGACAACATGTGTTTATTGATAAACTCTTTAATCACGGCATAGTGTTCATCGGTAGAATGAATCGTTTCCCCCATCATGCTTCGCCAAGCATCCGTATTATCAATGGTGCTAGGGTTCATGCGTTTGGGTGAAGTGAAGTGATCCAATACGTACATAATGGTACAGAATACACTTTTGGCACTCGGGGAATTCTCGAACTCTTTCCTATCGACTAGGAAGAGGAATTGCTGTGGGTTGTAGAACTTATAAAGATAGGTTCTGGCTGGTTTCTTGTCTGCGGATTCAATCACTACCCATTTCTCTTTGGGGTAGTTGTTTTGCTCTTTAACAAAGTCCTCTTTGCTCAACATGACGAACTTCTTGATGTTGAACATCTTGAGCGTCTGAGTTAACCCGAATTTACACACTAGATAATGGACTAATGTGCATTTCATCTTCACCATCTTTTCTACCAGATTACCATCGGATGGCTTATTGTGGATATCGCTATAATACACAGGGGCGTATTCACGAGTACCATCTACGTGGAACTGATAGTTTAAACGTTCAAACCAGAGTTTGGTTTTAATCAGTTTAATGAAAATGGAATTGGGTTTTACCGTAACGATACCATCACTTACCACTGGTGTAATGATGTACTTTACGTTATTGAGGTGGATGAAACCAAACCGAGAGATGAAAGGAAGATAAATCCCTTTCTTAATAATCTTACCTTCCCATTCGAATAGGTAGTTTACGACACGGACATCATTGCGGTTAATGTCGTATTTACGAACGGAATTAGAGGTAGGCTTCGTGAGGATTTTATAACCCTCGATCGGAGAAGCTCTCTCGTAACCTAAATACTTTAAACCTTCTGGGAAGGCAATAGAGTTCATTCGAAATAGGTGGTCTACGAAATCAGGGATGCTTTTGCTCTGATAGTAAGCGAGACCTTCACCTACTCTAGGGTCGATTTTAGGAGTATTTTCTTTAATTAACTGCATTAATCTTGGGTTCAACTTACACTCCTTTTCGTCGTTGATTTACATTAGCTTAACAGCACATCTGTACGCTCTCGTTGAGAGAATAAAAGATTTGGGTGTTCTGTAGTCACTTTACCAGATCGCCTATACTAAGTAAAATTTCTACAGAACTGACTGGTCAAAACCAGTCAGATAACGCGCTGAAGATAGATTTTATCTCTTTCTTAAAAATTATCCCGAGCCCGACTGCACCTACTATACCTACACCTGCAGCGACTACGGGGTTTGTTACGGCTACTGGAGCTAACCTAGAGAATCCTGAGACAGCAGCTTTCTTACCGCTATTCTTAAACAACTCCCTTAGGATAATGATTCCACTTAACACCGTCCCACCGAAGTTAGTTACTTCCCGAATAGTCTTGTACTTGCTATCGGTCAGCTTAGCTTCTATATCCAGTATCTTCGCTCTTAAGTCGAAGTCTTTAATCGTAACGTCTTTCTCATTGGTATTCTTCTTAGTCTCTAAATCGTTTTCAGATACCCGCTCTTTATTCTGGGCTATCTTCATGCTCGCTTCATTGCTATTGAATTTAGAGAATGCATCGCTCATGTAAGCTTTGGCTTTGTCTATATCGTAGAAGATACCAATCTCTTCTAATCGTTTATCGATTATCTCATTTTCTTCTTTATTCTTCCCTTTAATGGGAATTTCAATAATCTCAGGTGTGTCATTTAACCATTTCTCTCTACCATTGAAGATAATGGTCATGCCTGATTTCTCACCTGGCTTAGGTTTTCTAGAATGCTTACTGATTACCTGGTTGCCTAATCGCACGTAAACACACATGTCTACTTCAGAGACGAAATGAAAATGCATCAAGCTATCTTCGGTTTTCATCTTTTCCAGAATAGCAGAAGCAATCACGTTATTCTCGCTATAAGGACTATAGCTCTTGCTTTTCAATACGGCTTCATTAGCAATGGTTAAACCACTATTCTTGTCGAATACTGTTTTGTTTCTAAATTCACCTTCTGGAATAAAGATAAAGAAGACATCTGTAAAGACTGGCTGGATAGTGGTTTCCCTTTCTAACCAACGACTGATGATACTGTCTACAGTGCAGAAGTCATTCTTAATCGAGTCAGCCATCTGTTTACTCATTCTCTCTTTAATCTTTATCGTAATACTAGGGTCATTCCACCGGTTAATGAAGTAATCCAATAGCATCCCTTCTACCGATTCATGATTAGGCTTTAAACCTCTCTTCTGGTAATGGTCAATGGTCTTCATGAGACACAATGCCGATACTGAGAACTCGTATCGATAATAGACCCCTTTAGCAATGTTACTGCCTCTAGGGAACCCTAAGCGATACAAATCTTCCCCATTACTGTTTTCGTACCCAGTAACCAATAGAGGACTTACAGTAGTGGTAATACCGTTTAACTGAGATACCGTAATTGGGTTTCTCGTGAAGTTGAATACCGATGTCTTAATATCGATATTATCAGTAGACATACCACAACTATCCATCTCATTGAGGTTGTTTAGCCAATGAGCGTGTTTCTCACGGGCTCTGGCTTCACGAGTAGCTAATTCCTCTTTAGCGGTATAGGGATTCTGGTAAGGATAGAAAGCGTAGAACTTATTGTTCCTCTCTTCTATTTCTTTTACTCTGGCTTTCTCAGCCAGAGAGGCTTCGTGCTCTGCTTCCATTAATAAGGTAACTACCTGGTTTCTACTGAAACTAACATTCATGTTATCAATGTAGTAGCTCAAGTCACCAGGAATGAATTTGGACTCTGCATTAATATTAACACTATCCATTCAGGTTCCTCCTTTAAATTGAAAAATTAAAAATAGCTATTTTAAAATCTCTTAGATTTCAATACCACATTGATAATATAGTTTTATATTCTAATAGAATATACTAGCAACACAGCATAAAACCCCTACTCCCTCTACCCGTAATAGGTAGAAGGAGTAGAGAGTCTTACAGGGATTAACCTTTTATTGGATTACAAAATAGCTACCTATTAGGGAGTTACTACTTTGTTTTCCACATGGAACGGTACACGTTTCTGTACAGCTTCGCTCAGGTTCAGTACACCGATGCGAACCAATACAGGCAGGTGGCAGATGTGGCTGAACCACGGTTGAACCATCACTTCGTGTTGGTATTTGCTGCCACGGGCACGGTCAAGGATACGCGGAATTTCACGTTTATCCAAGCAGTTACCGAACCACAGCGGTACAGAGAGGCTGCCAGAACGCGGTACACCGAAGGACATGAAGATGGTACCAACGCTACCGTCTTTACCACCATCTACCAAGCGGTCATCAGAGCACTCTTCCAGAGTAAAGTCGAAACCATTACCCAGAGTACGAACATCACCTTCACGGAAGATGAATTTGCTGGTGAACACGTCAGCGATAGCGATTACGTGCGGACGGAAGCCAGAACCACCCATATCAGTCAACTCGTAAGCTGCAGCCAACTCAGAAGCAGTGTATGCTTTAGTAGCTTCAGCCAACAGGAAGTTGGTCAATACGGAAGAAACGTTGTTCAGGCGGTCGCTAGACTGCAGAGATTGTACAGTAGCCAGAACATCCAAAGAAACGTCACGTACGTAGCTCTTAGCGAAGTACTGACCTACACCTACAGAAGAGTAAGCGAAGGGTTCAGCAGTTTCCAGCTGTTTGGGCATACCTTTCAGCATAGTCAGGATGTCGTACAGGGCAGTGATGGCTGCGTTAGTACGGCGAGCGAAGGTAGTCTTAATCAAGCTGTCTACGCGTTGAGCGTCAGTGATTTCAGTTTTCTCATCGAACGGACGGCGAGAAGAAATCGGAGAGTGCAGGCGTACACCGTAGATGATACGTTGTACACGGTCTTCCAATACCAAGCCATGTTCGCGGATGTTGCTGTTGGTGCGAGTAGCGTCGATTTCGTAACCAACGATAGAGCATTTCTGCAGAGCAGTTACCAGAGCGGCACCATCACCAGTGGTCATGTCTACCAATTCTTTGGTATCGGCTTTGCGGATAGCTTTTACTTTTACGTTAGCAGCATTCAGGCTAACAGTACCCAGGTCGGTGTTACCAGTACCGGTTACGTTGAACTGGAGCAGGGCTTCGAGTTTCTTGTCTTTCAAAGCTTGCAGTTCAGTCGGCAGTTGACCAGATTTAACGCCTTTGGTGTTTTCGTCTACCAAGTGGGTGTTAACATTGTAAATCAACTGGATACCTTCACGGTCGCCATTGGGGGCGTAAGTGAATTGGGCTTGTTGGTGGAACTGGAGGTTTTCGAACAGTACGGTGTCGTTACCGACTTTCAGACCCAGGGTTTTCAGACGGGGGTTACCAGAAATCTGGTCAGTATCGTCCTGCATACCCAGACCAATCATGCGGTCAGTCTGTGCCAGAACGATGATACGGATTTCTTCATTTACTTTCAAGAGAGAAGTAGTGAAGGTTTCACCGTAGTCAGAAACCACTTGGCGAACGGGCAGGATGCTGGTATCAACGAATTTGTCATCGTTTTGGCCTTGGCGGAATACCGGAACGATATCAGTGAAGTTAGACTTCAGGATAGAGGCATTACGCAGGGCTTTGATGATGTGTTTCTGGTTACGCCATACATCGCCGTTACCAGTCAGGTCGTATTCTTTAGAAGTGAATACGGTAGACAGGGCTACGTCGATGGTGTAGTTGTTCTGGGTAGAATCCAGAGAAATGGTCGGGAAGAACAGTTCGGCGGCTTTAGACTGTTTCTCAGCTTTTACGTTGTAAGAAACGGTCATGGCCAGGGTGTTCATCATGCCATGTACTTCGAAAGACTCTTTAGAGAGGTCCAGGTTAACCGGAGAAACTTCAGGTTCACCACCGATTACCGGTACCACTACGCCTTCAGGACGCTCAGCGGCAGATTTCAGGTAAGCTTCAGGGTTAGAAGCGATAATCATGGATTCCTGGATGTTGGCCACTTCGGCAGGAGTCAATTCGATGTTTTCGTCTTGACGCAGGCCTTCAGCCAAAGTAGTGGTGGCTTCAGGAATACCGGAAACGGCTTCGGTCAGTTCGCTTTGCTGTTGAGCAGACAGAGACTCGGTAGACAAGAAAGCTTGGCTGAGAATCTGGGCAGCTTCGGTAGAGAGACGAATGGAGTTAAAGCTTTCTTTAGCGGCATCACCAATCCGTTGCTCACGGCTCGGACCACCAAAGTCTTTACGAGTTTTGGAGAATAAGAACATATTTTTAACCTTTTACGTAAAAGTACAAAAATTCAAAACGAAAGTATTACGACTGTAGTTATACCAGAGATTCTAAGTATAAAGAATGCACAGGGGATTGAACTATGCATTCTTCAGAATAGAATATAGCCGATTTACGCAATACTGATTTTACCAAGTCCTTGTGGTAGAGGTAAACTTGTTCCTGATTGGAATCACCAGTAAGGGCAAACGGTACTGATACAAAAAAGTATTGTCCATTGTTAGATGGAGTAATACTTTCATAAGTAGAAACTTCCTTGTCTGTCAAGGAGATTCCGCTTATTACCTTTTTCACTACCTCTCTAATGTCAGCAGTGAAGGTATCTACAGAGTAATCGCTTTCACCTGATGGTAAAAACAAACTAGCGACTTCATTATAGTCACTATTTTCGAGCCAGGATTGACGTACATCTAATGCTTCGCTCAGCAGGGGAGCAAATTTTACAAATGCAGGCAAGTCCTGTAAAAAAGAAAAATCGATTTGTGTCAATGCGTTTTTGCTTAATGCATTAAGACACACTAAAGTCCTTAAAGCCCCGAGAGACAGGACTTTCTTGACTTTATCATAGTCTATAATGTCCGCTACGCCGACATTAACTGCTTTCAAGTCTTCAATAATCGGCTGAGGAACAAAGATCAGTTTAGGAAAACCCATCGTTTTAGTCCTTCTGAAACCCATGAAAAAATCACGGGAAGTGGTTTAAAAATTAATAGTCGGTTTCCCTGTATCGAAAGGTACTAATATGCCTAAAGATAACAATAAAACCTACGTATTGCTGGATAATTCATAGTAACTCGTTCCATAATACACTAGTGAGATTTTAGGCTAATGGAAATAGCAACAAGTTTAATCTAAAGAATAGGCAGAAAAACGATGGATGTAAAAGCATTACTGGCTAAAGCCATTTCTCTTTTGTATCGAGAATCTCAACTCGATGAAGACAACTATTCCCAGTCCATGATTAACGATATCATCAACGGACTGAAGATTAACGGTGCCGATTTGTCTGGTACCGATAATACTTTAAACGAATTGAAAAACGTGATTATCAACATGATGGATAGAAGTGTACCTCTACCTATCCACGATTTGTTACAGCACGTCAAGATTGCCTGTGGACAAGACAATGTACTGTTCGAAGCCATCCAGGATAATATTGCTTACGACTTACCAAAAGAAGACATCAAGAAAACAGTATTGAGTTATCGTTACGAGTTAGAGAAATATCTAAAGAATAAGAAAGCTCAAGAGACACTAGAGAAGATTACTTTCGATTTGAAGTTCAATAAAGACAAGATTGATAATGTAGAGCAGTACCTAAGTAGTAATCTACAAAGACTGACAGACATGGTTAGTCACCAAAGCAATGACATGCCTGGTTTGATTTGCGAGGTAGACATCAGTGATGAAGAAGCGGTAAGAGAGTTATTGGAGAATAAGGTAAAACAAGCTGATGGTTCTAAGTTAGTGAAGATGCCTTGGCAGGGATTGAACAGAATGACCCAGGGTGGTTATCGCTTAGGTGACTTTGTCCTAGTAGCCGGCCTTATGGGTAATGGGAAATCTCTAACGAGCAGGCACATGTTCATTTCTGCCTGTATTTTCAATAATCCCAAGAACCTGCAAACCAATCATGACAAGAAACCTTTAAATGTCTTGTTTACCTTCGAGGATTCAGCTGACTTAGTGGTAGCTGATTACTATTCTATTCTACAGGCTAACTTAGAAAATAAGAAAGTCACTAAAGAAGACTTCATGAAACTCTCTCCTACTGATGCTGCTAAATACATTAAAGATAAACTAGAGTCTACTGGCTATACTTTAAAGATTATCAATAGTGACCCAAACAACGTGTCTTACTTAGATGTTATCAACAAACTAATGGATTACGAGTCTCAAGGCTACGAAATCCATACTTGCTTGATTGACTATGTTTCCCTACTGAGTAAGAAAGGTTTAACCAATACTCGTTTGGATACTGATATACAGGAGCTCTTTAGACGAATTAAGAACTTCTGCATGGGTAGGAAGATATTGTTTATCTCTCCACATCAGCTCAGTACTGAAGCACTGGAATTGAAACGAAATGGTGCTAAGTACCTAGCAAGAGATGTGGCTCCTTTAGGTTACTACCAAGACTGTAAAGGTTTAGGTCGTGAACCTGAATTAGAAATTGCAGTAGATATCGTAAAAGACAATGGTAAAACCTACATGTGTTTTGGTCGAGGTAAACACAGGGGCGTAGGGGATACACCTGAACAAGACAAATTCTTCATCATCCCCTTTAGTGATAAAGGCTTACTCTGGGATATCAATGGTAAAGATACCTCAATGAGTAAGTTTGGTCATGCTAGAACAGAGGAAGGTGATGAAGTGTCTTACTTTGGACCAGAATAAAACAGACTAATTCTATACTCTCTATTGCTCTTTAGTGGGCAATAGAGAGTATATTATATTTGTTTCACTGAGTAGTGTTTTAATCTTTATTTTTGAATTATCGGAACGAGGTGATTTTCAATGAAAGTAAAACTAGACTTATCGGCTAAAGAAAACTTTGGTCGTTTACTCGTAGCGGCTGGTCTCTTAACCAACCAGACTGACGAGTATACATTAACGGATGTTGAAACTTTAGAAGAAGATGGCACCAATACTGTTGGTAATGTAGAAATCAATGGTAGAAAGACTAAAGTGAGATGGAACCGATTGGGTAATGATGTCATCTCTATCAGCAAACTAGAGGTATTCGGTACGAAAGATGGGGTGGATGATAGCTACATCTTCAGTGATGCTGATATTAAAGAAGCACTGAAGAGTAAAGGACTGATTGATACTGAGTACTTCTTAAACCAGCAAAGTGGCAATAATATCATTGTCGCTACCCACGCTGATGGTGCAATTTATCGAGACATCAATCTCTATTTACATGTTACTCCTCTTAGCGCAGATAGCTTAGAGGACTTAGATTTAAATCCGAATGAAACGCCTGCAGATTACCTGGAAGCGTATAGCTCTGGTTTAGGTGAACCGCTAAGTAATGGCAATGATGATTCCAGTGCTAATTCTGAAATTGACTTCTTAGCTGTCTATAACAACGCATTGCATTAATACAATACTGATATAAAGGATAAAACACAATGGCAAATCTGAAACAAGTGTTTACACAAATTGGTGCTGACATCAAGGGACTGAAAGCAGGTCAAGCTAAAGTAGGTGACTTGTCTGCCTTGACTACTACCGATAAAACCACTCTGGTAGCTGCCGTGAATGAAGCACTGGCTGCTGCTAAAGCCGGTGGTGCTGAAGACACAACTGATTACTTGGCTGCTTACACCACTGCTCGTGACAACTAAGTAAAAAAGAACAACTAGAGATACACTACTCTCCTTACCCAGCAATAGGGTAAGGAGAGTAGTACTCTATTCAGTATTCAGTTACCATGGATTGGTAGAAAATACGACATTGGGATACAAGAGTTTACCTGAATGGTTAATCCAGGTCTTCATGTAGTAGTTCCCTTTATCGTCTTTCACTATACGGATAGCTAAGTCTTTAGCTGCTTTCTCTTCAGCTTCGATAATGAGTTCAGCAAAGTCTTCAATACCATCGGTTTCTTGTACCTTTTCGTTACTTACTGTTTGGTTAGTGATTTCAGCAATCTCTTCCAAACCATAGTGTACGATGGGGTAACTGAACTTACCAATAGTAGTGTAGGTCTCTTCTACAGAGTCCTCAGTAACGTAACCTAAGGGGTGGTGACCAAACCTATTACTGAATTCAGTATAGCTGCCGTTATTGAGCAGTACCGGTACGTAAACCACAGCACTATCCATATCAGAACGTGAATTGATGTCCATTACGAAGTCTCTAGTAGTCTTGAGGTAGAATACTTTACCAGCAATAAGACCCTGATGGAAACCATCTTTATCCACAATACCAGGAATGAAGATACCATTGTCTTTCAGTTTGTCTTTCAGCTCAACCAGTTCTTCGTCTTCCAGATCGTGAAGCAAAGTGTGGTAAGCGTAATTGGTATAACGGATACCAAAGTCTTTAAAACGAGCATCCATACCACTATTCAAGCCAATCAAGAGCTCACGTCCTACCATCAATTCCAAACCACTACCAAAAGCACCGAAGGAGCGGAATAGCTCTTTTACCAGGTACTGAGGAGTAATGTAATGGATTAGGTCTTTCAGTGATGAACCACCCACTAAGTCTTTTACTTTACTGTACTGGATAAAGACGGCTTTAATCTCTTCAGTCTTCTGGTTTACTAAGTAGGGTAAGGAGTGATAGAGATTGGGTTGAGTGATTTCCTTTTTCAGGATTTTGTAAATATCCCTCAATACAAAGTCAGGTACCACAGAATCACTGTTACTGGGTGCATTGAATACGATGAAGTAAACAAATACCCCTTTCTCGGTTCTATCCATCAGGTAACGTACGGTTAGTGGGTTGCCATGCTGTCCATGAGTATCTAAACACAGGTTCTCCAGTACTTCCATTTCCTTAGAGATGTGCTGTGTAGTGACCTCACCACCCTTACCAGAGAGATAGGTATCAATGGCATCACTACGGGTAACGTAGATAGAAGCTAAACCATGCTCAGCAATCTTCTTCATTTCTTGGTGATTTAACTGATATTCCCCTTTAACGAATACCGGTAAATGATAGAATTGACCACCCATTTTACGGAAGTATCCTTCGATAGAATCAATATAGCTAGAAGCCATCAAGTAACCGTAGGTTTGCCCATCGACTATCAGGGTATTGATGTCTCTATCACCGTAGGTAATCAGGCTATTAGAAGGAACGTCATTTAAATCAAGACAGAGGAAACCATATTCACCTTCTACCGTGTTTACAGCATAAAGTTCAGCCAACACCAGATCAGTAAAGGCAATGCTGTGTTCGGTATTGTAAACCTCGCTACAAATACCAATCTGTTCGTGACTACCGTCCTCTTTCATCTTGACAGGGATAAAGACGAGGTTTTGGTTGTATTCAGCAGGGAAGTAACGATCGCAGTTAAACACATTTACTTCTTCACCTACAACCAGATTACCTAATTGAGCTAAAGGGATAAGCTTTCTATCTTCAGCTAGCTTCTTACAGGACTCACGGTACACTTTCTCGAAGAAGTATACGGGGTCCATTTTAATGGATTTATAACGTTCATTCTCATTGTAGTACCTATTGGCTACCTCATGAGAGATACGTGGACTGAATACCGGTAAACCAATTACCGGCTCTTCTTTGAATTTCTCGATCACTTGATTCACGACTTCAGTGAAATCGTATTTTTCCTTAGACATGTTAAAGACTCCATTGGGTTAAATGAATAGCTTAAGCACTAACCTCTCTTTTAGAGAGAACAGTGCTACACTGTAAAAAACACACTACTCTCTCTACCCCACTAAGGAGTAGAGAGAGCAGCTACATCATGAAATACAGATAAGACTCAGTCTTTTAGAGAGTAAATTACTCTTTAGTAGTACTCTCTTCGACTTTACCACCTGCTTCTTTAATTTGCTCGTCAATCTTAGCATTCTCCTCAGCAATAATCTTATTGCTATTGGCAATGCAAGAACGCAAGGTATTCACGGCAATACGGCACTGACCTACACGATGCAGAGTATCGCTATAAGCCAGAGCCAAATCTCTATTGTACACAATGTTGTGTTTGGGTACTTCACAGCTGTTGACTGCCGGACAATCCAGAGTTTTGTAACGGGTAAAAGTCAATACTCTGGGTTTAGTAGCACAGGCGCTTAAGAGTACCGCAGTAAGTAATACGGTTAAGTAACGCACGTTATCCCTCCTAATGGAAAATAGTTCGTCTGTTTCACTGACTCACTCCCTCTCTGGCGAGAGTAGGGTTTAGTTATTGGAAGACCAGGCTGCCAATACAGAAGAGGGTACTTTCTGCTCTGACCAACCTTCTTTGTCTAGGGCATGTATCAGTTTTCTTTCAGTGACTTTATTGGCTTCTTCCAATGCCTGTATTTCTACCTGTTGCTTTTCGTCAGAACGCTTGTATTCTTCAATTAAAGCATTGTTAACACGAATCTCAGTTTTCAGCTGAGTGATGTTGTGCTCTTGTTGAAGAATCGTTTCTTGTTTCTCTTTTACTGTCTGGTTTAGGTTCTCTACCTTAGCGCTCAATGAATTGTTGCGCCACTTAAGATAACCTAATGTCCCCAGTAAGCCGATTAACACGACTATAGTAATTTTGTTTAAAGTGCTCATTTGAAAATAATCCTTCGGCTGAACTTAGTAGATCAAACCCCTTGTGGAAAGGGGTTGTCCTATACTGAAAGAATCACCCTATCGATAAGCTATGTTAATAGCTCACCAAAGCGCCTATGCAATAAGCAATGAAGGTGAGTTACGCCAGTAGCTCACCAAAGCGCATGTATCGAATAGCAGTGATTTTCAGCTTTTCTTTGTATTGACTCAAATCTATATTCAGAATCTTCTCTAACTGAGATTGGTCATTAGGGTGTTTAATCTTGATAAAAGGAATGTATTCACCCTGATTCCAAACCGCTCCTTTGTTAATATAGAATTGGTGCATTTGATTAAATAGCTTTCTCTCTTTAATGGAAAGACATTCAATCTTCTCACCTTTAATCGTAGTAATCTCTTCACCTACCAGGTCTTTTACCTGGATATAAAGCGGTTTACTCAAGTCACGATAAAAGGTTTCTAATTCACAATCTTCCTTCGAAAACGGATAGCAATGGATTCTATTCTCACTGTAAGCTACGGTAATACCGATTTCTCGAGTATACTCCTTGTCGGCTTTAGTGTAAACAAAATCAGTCTCTATTCCATTCTCGTTTAGAATTCTCTTCAATTCCAGTACCGATTCTTTATCTAACAGCAGACTGACATGGTCAATCAGCTGTACATCATCTCTCAATACCTTAGGGTGTTTTAAGATGTTCGGTAGGATCATCTCTCTATCTAACATGATATTCGACTCCAATTAGAATACTATCATGTAGATTATATAGATTTGTATTAGTTTAGTAAGTGAAATCTTTTTTAATCAGTTTGTACTTAGTCCCTAAGTAAGTAAATTCAGCTTCAATGCTGTAGATGTCTTCAGTCTTAGTGACTTTCTTAATGGTGATCTTGTTTTCTTCTGCTTTCAGTAGCTGATTACCACCAAACTGAGAGACAATGTAAGGATTACCCACAGGGATAATGGTTTCCTTCTTGATGTCTTCTACATTGGTTAAGGTTACTTTAGTACCAATTAGGTAAGGTAGCTTATTCTCTGCTACTGAGAAAACAATGGTTCTCATGCTCATGTCGTTATTCCTTAGTAAGAAAAGGGGTATAGGGGTGGGTGTAATTCATAGTGAATTTAAGAAACTCTCTACTGCCCTTTCACTAGGGGCAGTAGAGAGCTATTTCTGCTTGATTAAGCCACGATTACATACAGGGTATTGGTACCACGATAGAGTAAGGAATCAGGCTTAGCATTAATGGTAATGGGGTAATTACCTGGTGTGTTAGGTACGTGAGGAATACTATCTAATTCCCTAATATCAATCCCTTCATTAGCCAGTTTAGTCCTAATGTCTTCGTCTACATGGTCTACCCTGACTCTAATCACTCGTCCGGTATAACCAGGCTGGCGTCTGGTGTAGTTCACGTTTCTAAAGTGATAGAATAGTGGATTATTAGCTGCGTCTACTTCATCGCTCGGATAACTAATCTTCACGTTAGTGACATTATCACTACCAACAGCCTCTACACTTCCTGGCCAGAAGTGAATCTCCTTGGTATTAGGTAGATTGTCTTTTCTTCTAATGGCTGCAATGAACTTATCTCTAGCGTCAGCTGTATCGTCTACAGAGAGCCCACGAATACCAATCTGACCTACGTAGTTACGAGTAGCAATAGAAAGATTACCAGAATAGTAGAGAGAGCTGTACTCAGCACCAATATAGCGATTAATGAAGTTATCGATTCTATCTTCACCATGGGAGAAGTTGCCAGGAGGTACCCAGTGGGATACGATAGAAATCAATTCTTTCACTTTAGGGTTAGCTGGATACAGGAAATGATTCTCTCCTGCTAAGATAATCGATTCAGCGATATTGTTATTAACCGTGTCATCTGGTAAACCATTTAAACCAATAGCGAATAGGTTTTGGTTATTGGGATTAATAGAATCTTTGTAGAGGAAGAATACGAATTCGTACTTCTTAGCATTACTGGGGTCAGCTGCTAGAGCATCAGTAGCTAAAAAGTAAGGTAATCTTACTAAGAATCCTGATTTACCATCTTTAACATAAGGCTCTAAACCCAATGTCTTAATGTATTCCCAATAGAGATTGGTTAGGTGAAATCGTGGGAAACGAATAGTAAACGGCGTACTGAGGTTAGGATTACGAATTGTTACCGTAATGTAATCCGATACAAATCCATCTACTTGTTCCGTAGGGTTCACCCCACCTCTTAATGGAAGATTAGCACCATGGACCCTACTCTCTACGGTAAAGGTAGTTTCCCTATCTCTTAGTAACTTACCAATCTTAGTCCTATTCTTAGTAGAGAGGACTTTATTCTGCTTAGTATAGAGGTAGTTATACCAGTTGTTCTTGATATCGGTAATCAAGGCATCTACACCCTTAATCTCGGTTGGGGAGTCGGTATTGGTAATCACCTTGACTTGTTCACCATTCGGTAAAGTCATTTCCTCTTGGATTAAGTGGTAATTAGCAACCGTATCGTTCTCTTTTAGTTGTTGGTTTTGTTGATACTTGGTTGGGTTAGAGAAGCGATAGTAGCTGTTATTGATAACATCGTTAGTCATGCTGAAGTCTATAGTCGGATCGTAGAGGACTTTAGGCATCACGAGATTATAGGTTTTACTACCAAAGTAACAAGGAGAAGCTAAGTGAGCTTTCACTTTTACTTTAGTCTCATCTTCTAATATCTCTACTGTAAACTTGAATTTCTCATCATGACTGAAGGTATTAGTCGTTTCATTGACTAATCTGGCAATCTTCTCTACATCACTGTCTTCTCCAGTTAAACTACCGTATTGGTTAGTGTAGGTATAGGTGTGGTTTTCATCTCCTCTAAACCCTACTGGTAGTCGGTTATAATAAGCACTGGCATAAGCCCTTTTCTCTTTGTAGTGAGAAGGACTATTAGGTTTAAAGTGTAATTGTACTTCACTATTGAAGTGCTCTTCCTCACCACGAATAGTAAAGGTTTCATTTGCCTCTAGAACAGAGAAGGATTCGGTATCGGTTTTCACCTGTTCTGGCATGTTAATGTCTTCTAATAACTTGTATAGATTCTCGGTCTGAGATAAGGCGGAATCTATCTTGATATTCCCGTACATGTTACTTTCCTTATAAAGATAGTAATTTAGTCAGAAATAGAGCTCTATTAATAAAGCGTTACCCTACTAATAGGGTAACTATTATAAAGTGCTTCAGTCTTTTACACAGTAAAGACTTAGAACGCTTATAAAGCGGGAAAATTTGCGTTTATAGAGAGTTTAACAGTCTAGGTAGGGGACTGTACTACCTGGTAGTCTAATTGCATTCTAACGCTCTCTACGAGCCAGTAATCGATATTATACTGTATAAAATACTACTCTCTACCCCTAAATGAGGTAGAGAGTAGTATTTATTGTAAACAATACTCACTGCTCTCCTTAACGGAGAGTAGTCATTTACACTAATTAAGGAGCAGCGAAACCAGTCAAGTTACCTTGAGGACGAACTTCAGTGGGTTCGTAGTGTACGTTAATGCGTACAGAACCACTTACCAGGTATTTAGCCGCACCAGTGGTTTTGGCATCCACCCAGATTTCTACAGACCCGTCACCATCCGTTTCTTCAATCTGTCTAATGTCCAGAATGTGCTGCAAACCGTTAGCACCGTTGTTGGTGATTTTGTTGATGATTTCACCAGCTTTGGCTACGGCCTGCTCTTTGGTCTTAAAGGCATCGTCTTCTACAATCAAAGTCATCTTACCAGAAGCATTCTCGATGCTCACTTTACTGATACCATCAGCAACGAGTGCCTCTTTCAATTCATCCAGCAGGTCATCGAGAGGACGAATGATGGTGTAGATTGTGGAGTGACTTTGGCCTGATGTCAGGTTGGTGTTAGAAACACTGGTGTGTCCTTCTTCGAAAGTGATGTTGTAGCCACCAGTTTTCGGGTTAACAACAGCCAGTTTCTCAGCCAACACTTTCATGTTTTCTTGGTCACGACTAGCACTGCTGCTGTTGAAGTAATAGCCATCAAAAGCAACGAGGGATTTTACCTTGTAACGAGCGGCTACATCTGTCTCGATGGCTTCGCGTGACTTGTAGGCAATTTCGTAAGTACCGAGAGGCTCATCACGATAGCTAGAAGAATCGGAGTTGACTTGATAGCCGTATTTGATTTCTTCATCAGTGAAGCCAACAGTACCTTCTTTCCAGGCTTTATGCAGATCTTTAACGATTTGTTTACGGTCACCTTCGTAGGCCAGTTCACGAATATCCTGAACAGAGTCAGCGATGCTCTCTTCTTTACCATAACCTTCATTCAAGAGGTTATTAACGAAAGTCAAGCTCATGAAGTAATCGTCATTCTCCTTGGTTTTAAAGACGCCACGGATGGGGTTCACCAAACCCCACTGACGAGTTGATGGAATGTAGAACTCGTTTTGTTTCAGTTTAGGAATGCTCGGCTTAATAAAGCTTACACTGTAGAATGAAGGATTGTCTACCTTATTCAGTACCATGATGTAGTTGATGGGTAGTTTTTCATTCTTGTAGAGGGCTTTATCGTCAGCAGGCAGAGTGTAGTCAATACCTTGACCGAAAGTCAGACTGCTGATTTGACCAGTAGCAGTAATCGGTTTAGTAGTTAAACCCATTTTCTCTTTGTACTTGTCTACCAGTGTGGCGATATCAGTAACAGGTTGGAAGTGGAGTGAGGTGTTGCCAAATTCATCCACATAGTGGAAGGGAAGACCTAATTCCGCTCTCAGTTTATGGTTATTGGCACGCAGTACAGCAGCATAGTCTATACGACGATACTTGTGCACAACAATCTTGTGGTCACCTTTGTCTTCGTAACCAATGTTACCGGTATCTACCAGTTTGGTAGCCAGATCGCCTTTAATCTTCAGTTTTACCTTAGTGGTACCGTCAGTACCTTCACCAGTCAGTTCCAATACTTCAATGAACTCACTGCCGGTGTACTGGCGAGGATAACCAGAGTATACCAGAAGATCGGTAAAGGCCTCATTACTGGTCTGGTTAATGTTGAGTTTTAATTCAGCCATTATTCAATTCCTTTTGTTTAATAATGTCGAAAAAATGAAAACACTAAAGTAGAGGGATTGGTTTCTCTCTACTCTAGTCTCTATCTAGGTAATATTACCTAAATCTTAGATGCCTTCAATACCGCTGAAACCATTGAGGCGTTCAGTGGTTTCTACTTTATCGGAAGGATAGTCTACTACGATACCGAATCGACCTTTAGCCCAATCACCGAATTCAGCTTTTACACTGTAGATTTTGGTAATGGAGCTGCTGTCGAAGATGGGGTTAGAGCTATTGGTGTTTTCTTCAACGTAAGTATCAAAGTGGGTCAGCTCTTTCAGCTTATCCACTACTTTAGTCAAAGCAGTCTCAGCAGTAGCTCTATTGGTAATAGAGGTACCACTTACTTTAACGGCTTTAACGGCCTGTTCACCAGAACCCAGAGTAAGCAATTCGGCAGTAAAGCCATCAGCAGTAAAGTCCAGTTTCTTACCAGCGCCAAAGCCATCGACTACTTCAGACGGGTAGTCAGCCAAGTCAGCCTTCAGTACCATCTTATAAGCTTTACCTACGATAGACTTAGAGGGCTTAACTTGTTTGCTGACATCGTTAGTGTAGACTACGATTTCATCGGTCTCTTTCGGGAAGAGAGTAGCACCGACTACTTCGGGGTAACCCTGCTCTTTAGTAACGGCTTTGTCTTTCACGAGTTTCGGATTGACTTGGCCGCTGATTTCATCCGGATAGAGCGTCAGGAGATAGTTTTTACGCAATTCGTAGTGGTCTGCAGTAAACATGTAGTTAAAGAAACCACGCAAGAGAGTCGGGATATTGCTCAATTCAGTCGGATTGATACTGGCCAAATTGTAAACGCCGTCTACGCCTTCGAAGGTAGTCTCTACAGTATTGGTAAGAGAACCCAGTACGTCAGTGAGGAATTTCACCTTGTGTACGTCTTTGCGGTCCGGATGAGTGAAAACCAACTTACGAGCCATGTAGAGTTTAGAAGACAGGGCTACCTTAGTAAACTCGTCTTTAGGAGTCAATACCGCAACCAGTTTGTCCTGGTAATCGATATTGGCTTCTTTAATTTCCACATTGAAGTTATCCGGATTTAATTGCACCCCATGCAGATAAGAGTCGAGCACCTCATCGGTTTTCATTTCTTCGCCGTATACTTCATTGCGAATAGCCGGAGTAGACTCGGTTACACCGATTTCTTTCAGGAAGTCCAAACGGTTGAACTTGTGGGTAATGACTTTGTCTTCACCACTCTCTTCTACCGTCAAACCGGCCAATTCAATCTTATCAGCCAGAGCTTTCTTTACTGTAACCTTAATAGAGGAGTTAACGTGACTACCATCGATTTCTTCATCGATAGCCGTTACCGCACCAAAGGTTACTTTATCCAAGTCAGCGCGAGGATAACCAGCGCTAACCAACAAGTCACCTAAGTTCTCGGTAACGGATTTGGTTAATGTATACTTAACAGCCATGTTGTTTTGTCCTTTACTTAAACTAAACTAATGCCTTCGAAACCATTCAGGTTAGTCTTCACGACTAAGTTCTGTGGTTGGGGAGGACGAACACCTGCCTGCTGGTAGGTGATTTCGACAGCAATCTCTCCAGTCACGTAATCGGAGATTTCAGATGTCGGCAATACGGAAGCTTCAATGGTGTTACCTGATACTAGGTCACGTTGAATGTTGAGGTAGTTTTCAGGAATCGGATTGAAGTAGAGCTTAATGACTTCTTTGGCTTGTTCGAATGCCTTATCAGCAGTATCGAATTCACCTAAAGTCATTTTAATCTTAGCAACTTTGGTATTGTCTCTATCGAATACGAAGGAACGAACACCTTTAGAGCGGAAACGATAAGCTTCATTGACACCTAAGTCGTACTTACCAGAGTCAGCTGCTAAGCGACCAATGTGCTCTTTAACCATCATCAGGCGGATATTACCCACGACTTGGTTATTCTCAGTCTCTTGGATGTCCTGAGAGAACTTATAGAGATAAGAGCCAGTGTATTGTTCGCTGATGCGTTTCTCTAATTCCTGCTCACGGTTAGCTGGAGCTTGTAACTGGTGACGGAAGTTGGTTTCTTCTACCAGTTCAATGTTGTTGGCTTGCAGCTCTTCTTTAATCGCTTTAGTACGAGAGATGCCGTAAGTCTCTTTCAAGTAACGGTCTAAGATGTGTTTCTTAGTCTCAGCTAAGGTAGCGTATACCTGACTAGAGAGTACAGAGAAACCATCTTTACGCACTACTAAGTCTTGAGTTAAGAAAGGATTGATTAAGGCTACTACCTTAGTTTGCTTGTTATTCAGGTCTACCAGGTATTGTACGGTAAGACGAGCTTCACCCAACAAACCATAGCTGCGATAAGGAGCAGTAATCAATACGGTGTTTCTACCGTAATTCAGGATACCGGAAGTCCCTTCTACCTGATAACCTAAGGTTTCCCCTACGAATGGATAGCCATCACGGTAGAAGCGGTCACGCAGGTAGGTATCCAAGCTGACATTTTTCAATTCAGTATCTTGAATCAACATTACCTGGTTTTTCCAGGGATCAGGAATCGGCAATACACGGTCGTAGAAGTGTACATTGGAGGTTTTACCTGTCAATTCAGCCAGTTCACCTGAGTACTTGACTTTCAGTGCGGTATTACCGACTTTATTGGTATAAGAGTTAAACTCAGATGCGGTAGAATCCTTCGGTGCATCGACGATTTCTATTTCATCTAGAAGTTCTTCAGGGATGTTGGCATCGATAAATAATCGATTCAGGTTCTCCATCCCGCTCTTACGAGTATCGTAAACAAATTTAGCCATTTAGAACGTCCTTGTGTTAAAACATGTTTTAAAACGGGGTACTGCTTTTAAATTTCACTACGTGGAGTAGGCTTTTGGTTTAAATCCACACAGTGAGATAAAGTGGTGCTATTAGAAGTAGCCCAAGTGTGTTTCACCTTGTCTACTTCGAAGGAAATGTAATCAGCTCTGGTGAGTGCTTTTAAGAAGTCTATCTGTTCTTGAGTAGGATTCGGGTCTTCGTTAATCGTTGGGACATACCAGAGCTTACCATTGAGCCCTACTGAATAGAGACGGTGGTCTTTACCACCGATTACCGCTCTAACAATAGAGAGATTCCTTAAATCGGTTACGGTTAAGTGCTGATTAGCACAGGTGATGACTAAGTAGTTATTACCTTTACGTAGGTAGTAGACATCACGGTGATTAGCGAAGTCTTTTCTCTCCCAAGGAACGGCTTTTAGGGAGTATTCGTCTTCCGTATCGTATTTATTGGTGTCTCTGAACACCATGGCAGCGAAGATAACCAATAAGACCATGATACTTAAAAGCAAGATGGTGTTTATCTTCATTTTCCTTAAGTATTCTCTAAAGAAACGATGCATGTTTAATCTCCTGTAAACCATGAATTCATAGCTTGATATAAAAATACTACATAGATGCTAATATATTATTTTGTAGTGAAACTGAGTGAATTTCGTAGAAATGAACGAAGTGAATGAGTTTCGTAAGACGAACGTAGTAAGTGAGTCTCAATAGAGACGAGCTAACGAGTTAACTGAATAAAGAATACTCTACTCTCCCTAGTGTTTAGGGGAGAGTAGAGTAATATTCATTCACTGACCTGTAGCTCGTCTAGTAGACTAGTCTCGCTTTATTGCATAGACTAGAGTACAGAACAGCATAAGCTGCATTGAGACTAGCTAAAGCTAGTCGAGATAACACTTCATTCATCTTACTCTTCTATCGAAGAGTAATCGAGTATAGCTTTATTTTTACTTAGGCTTCAGAAGCACCTAAACGACCAGTAGCACTGACAATCTTCAGGTCGTAACGCAGTGGGTTAGGTGTTTGTTTCACACACTGTTTGTTTTCCCACTTAGAAGGCCACCAGAAGCTTTCAATTTTAGAGAGAGGAATAGGGATAATGGATACCCTATCGCCTTGGTTACCACCTAAGCAAGCCAGTACACCTGGTGAAATCAAACCCACCACAAAGAAGACGTGACCACCGCCAGTACGTGATTTAACACCGATACAACCATAAGCCGGTTTATCGAGTTTGGTCATGTACTTGGGATTAGCCCAATCCTTAGCACGATACCAGGTAGGGATAACGAAACGGTCTACTTCACCTAAGGCATGACCTACAGCGGTACCGCACCAGGAGGTGCTTGTTTCAAACCACCAAGACTTCTGTTCTTGGGAGTATTTACCCATGTCCTTTAACCACTGTACGATAATGGGGTTGCTTTTCCCATTTACCTTTTCATGGATACCCATGTACTTACGTAGTTCAGCTATCCAAGGAAGCTCTTCTAGCTGTCCATTAGACGGTTTAGTAGTAGTGGTACTAGTAGCAGGTTTAGCTACTGGTTTAGGTTCTTCTACTTTAGCTTCTGGTTTAGGGGCTGGAGTAGATTCTGGTTTAGGTGTTTCTACCTTAGCTGGTTCATTAGGTTTTACCAGTCTATCGATATTGAAAGTACCTTTAATCCATCCTTTTAAATCCATAGTGTTTATTCCTTTACAAAGAGGACAGTGAGACTAGTTATCTCGACTGGTAAAACCAGTCTCAATTCAGCTATCGCTGTTTATCTAGTCGAGCTAGCCTTTACTAATAGTGAAAAATACATTTTCATATCTTCTAGTAAAAAGACTTCTAATTGAAGTGGTTTTGTAAGGTTTCTGTACTGGTTATATCTGGTTTCTTCTTTATGAGAAATAAGTGATAATTAGCTAAAACTCGGTGTAGATAATTAACTAATGTCTCTCACTAGTGTTTAACACTAAAAAGTGTCGTAAATACGATAGTTTTTACCATTAAATACTAGTCTAAGTTGGTAGGTATATAATATTATAAATACTAAGAACTGTAAATTGAGTACATGGTTATATCTAAAATTAGGTATTAAAGACCATGTTTTACCGTTTTAGAATTAATAACTATTTCAATATACCAACCAACAAAACGAAACAAAAAAAAGAGTGGGGTAGCCACCAGTCCCCCAGACCAGCAGCTACCCTGATGATAAACCAAAGTTAATCAAAGTCCCCACTATGAAATTAACTTCAGTTACAGATGAGTTCTACGCAGTAAAGCGAGTCTCGATAGAGATCGAGCTAAATAAACTCATATCTACGGAAGGTATTGCTTTCTATAACAACGAAGACAGAATTACCTTCCTCAAGACCAGACTGATTGGTTTCCTACTCTCCTTCTTACCTAAAAACAGTATTAAGTACCATTTCTTCAATACGATAGATAAAGAACTATTCGAGAGTATAGAACTAGATTTACTAATCACGGAAACCCAATCCCTCTTAAAGACCCTTAAACAAAAACAGCAGTCTCGTTTACTAAATAATAAAAACAACATTAAGTGTCTTAGTAAACCAGACAACTTCAATATCAACCAAGATAGAACCTACCTCCTGATAAAAGAAGACGAATTCTCTAACAAGAAAACCTTAGTTCTGAATTACAAACTAAGACAATCCCAATGGACGTACAAATACATGTTACTCGATAAAGCAGAACGCAGTCTAATGAGATTCAACTTCTTAAAAATAAAAAACCTCATTCGTTACCTGTTTAACAGCTACTCTAAAATCATTGTCTCTAGATTAGACTTCCACTTTAATTACGAGGACAGTAGAGACTTAGATAGGTGCAATATCTTGTTCAACAAGTTAATAAAAGAATCCATTAATCGTTACAATGGTTACTTAGGTTACGTTTGTAGTCGTGAATACAGTGAAACAGACGGAATACACTTTCATTGTTACTTCTTCCTGGATGGACAGCTGTATAAAAACGATTACTCCTTCTACAGCGAAGTTTTAGGTAAATGGAAGAAGATTGGTGGTAAGAGTGTCTACAGTGGTTACCTGAATAGGGAGAGATTACCCGATAAAGGTGAATGCTTAGGTCTGATTAAGTATACCGAATTAGAGAAGATTGAGAAGTTGATATACTTGATTAGATACTTGCTAAAAGACATAAACGAAAGAGAATGGTTAGCTAGATTAGGGATTGAAGGTAAAAGACGATTGATTACCAGTAGTCACGTAGGTGATAAGATTGACTTAGGTAATGCCTTTAAACCTAACTACTTTCGAGACTTTATAGTCGATTACAGCTGGATTGACCAGATTAAACTCAGTACGAATAAAAGAATAATTACTCGTGATAGCAAGAAAGAGTACTTGCTTAAGAATGAATAGGGACTGGTAGGTAGACTTCTATTAGTAAAATTGCAATAGAAGCGTTTTAAAGGCCTTCAGTACCCTCTAGGCTACCCTAGTATACCTTAGGTGGTTAATCGAGCTATACGAGCCTCCTAGAGGCCTTAGAAACGATTTTAGGTATAGTTACTCTCCTTAGTTTCCATTATTCTCCTCTTTTTACCTTACTCTCCCCTGAAAGGAGAGAGTGAGTGAAGAGCTGTTCTGTCTGTAAGACAGGTTAGCGATGAACTATTTTACTCTCTTTTAGACTAAAAAAGAATATAGATTAGGTTACTCTACTCTCTACCCTGTCAATGGGGTAGAGAGTAGTGTTAGTCTTTAGTGTATTTAGCCTTCTAAACTCAATTTAAGGAAAGGATGAGATTGATATCCAATTAACTGGAACATTTCCTCACTTAACTCTCCTTTTAACAAAGCTTCCTTAGTCAATGCCTGAGATAGGTATAGCTTAGGTAAAGGATAAGGCTCTCTAGTCAATTGCTCTAATGCCTCCTTATGGTGAGAAAGGTAGACATGAGAGTCATTCACGGAATGCGTATAGCTACCAGGGTGTAGATTGAGGACATGAGCAATAATAAACGTTAAAGCTGAATACTGAGCGATATTGTGGGGTTTACCTACCATCACGTCATTAGACCGCATCTGTAACATGGAATCTAATCTGTACTGAGGTAGAGGACGAGAATCGACCTCATTAAAAGCATGAGATTGTGCTTTACGATACTCGATTACCTTTTTCATCTCTACTGGATGGATCTTCCTGACATTTAGGTAAAACACCTGATGACAGGTATCTAATGCCATCCTACCCTCTTCTACATTCTCGATAGGAGGGATAGATTCCTCAGGATTCAATCCAATAGCGATATTAGACAGATAGTGACGTCTGGAGAAAGGGTGTTTCTCTATAGACTCCAGAATACGCTTAATCTGGTCTACCTGAGTAATCTCGTACTTAATCTCCTTTCTTACTCCTGTAGAATAGAGCTTAGAGGTGACTTCAGGTTTTCTTCTCCACAGCACTGGATACATGGGTCCGATATCCTGAGTAATCGGACTAGTCCACTTAGTCCAGAAAGGGACTTGTTTCTCCTTTAGGTACTGTACATTACTGTCCCCTTTAAGAAACCAGATTAACTCACTCAGTGTTTTAGTAAAGTTTATCTTACGGGTAGTGATTAAAGGTAATTCCCCATTAAACAGGGAATACTTTTCATTCAATCCAATTAAGGAAAACATACCGGTACCAGACCTATCGTTTTCGATTAGGTCTCCTCGGTTAATGATTTTATCTAGATTCTCTAAGTAAGCTTTCATTGGCCAATACTCCTTTTACCAATAGGTGATAACAAGAACAAAAACATAAAATGATTACTACTACTGGCTCAATGAAGAGACCAGTAGTAGTGTTTCACTTATTCACTGCAAGGACGATAATCACTCTCGAGATTATCTACCGAAAGAGAAAAACTATCTCCTTTATCGGTAGTAATGATAATCCTCTTAGCATTATAGAGTGCATTGACTGTTTCTTTAAAGAGAGACTCTTGATCAGTAGGATAGTGCTTATCCCCTATCTGGATATCGGTAACGGCTACTCGTTTCTGATTCTCTACCTTACGTCCAAATACGAAGTAGGTATTGGTATCGTAAATACGGGGTTTACCTGTCTTAGTACCGCAGGAGAAGGTCAATAATCGACGATGACCATGCTCGGTCTTATAGACATCGTATAGGCCTACAACCGTATGGTCTCCTTCCACTGTAGCACCAAATACCGTAGCATAGCTTTTCAATACCAGAGGAGGTTCACTCACTTGAGAAACAGACTGCTCAGTAACAGGCTGTTTACTACAAGCCACCAGAGAGAATAGCAAAAGAGTAAAGAGAACACGAAGTGATTTCATTTTATCTTTAATCCTCTTTAAGGCTGGATGTAGTTATCGTTAAATACTTTGGTGAAACCACCCATGTTGTTATTCAGGTTCAACTGATGTTCTCTACCAGGACAATTGGTATTAGACCAGTAGGCTTGATTAAACCATTGTACATTACCGTCTTCTTCTTGCCAGGTAAAGGCATGAACACTGAGTAGCTCTTCTAGGTATAAACGCTTACCATTAATCCCTAAGAAGTGGTAGTAGGGCTTATTGACTAAGACTTTTACCTTATCACTCTGTAAGAGATAAGAAGGCCCACCAATAGCCACCAATACCTCCATGTGCTCAATAGAGCGATTTAACCAATTCTTAATGGTAGCATGAGTAATCATTTCAGCTACCAGTCTCTTCGTGGTGTCTTCAATCACGATATTGGAATAGAGCTCGGTATCTTCGTAGACATGGCGTCTAAAGGAGTTATCTCGAGAAGGTAAATCCCTCTTCTGCACTAACTTCAGTTTGTGTAAGAGGTGAGCTACCGTTTGGATAGGACAAGGAGAGCCAGCTAATACAGACTTACCATCTATACCGATATGCCAACTAGGCAGGTTAATGGAATCGTAGAGTAAGGTGTCTTTAGGCAGCTTCTCTAATTCTTTAATGACTTTATTGATATTCATTCCGTTACACTCCATTCATTTTTACAAGATTCATGTATCGAATCCTTTATTACTGGGTAAATAGGGGGGGTTTTCATTTTTCATAGCTTAGAGAAGGAAAAACCCTCCCTAAGCTATAGTCTATAAATATCAATCTAAACTATACCTAATTGCTTATCTAATGCCTCAATCACCTTCTCTTGACTCTCTTCTAGACTACCATCATTCTCTATCGTGTAGACAGGACAAACTAGCTCTTTAAAGAAAGCTAAATAACGATTAGACATGACCTGATCATTACCGATATCTAAACTGCTCCTATCGAAGGTTTCATCATCTAATCCATTATAGCTAATATGGCCACTATACATGCGTCTATTCTCTAATTTAGCTGTCGTATAGACAAAGGAGAGGTTGGTAAACTCGTGTTCATGAAAGTACTTTAATTGTTCTAAACAGTTACGGTAGGTACTTAGCACTTTATTGGCTAATACCATTAAGGATAAGTCACCAGTAGAGACAGCATAGAGCGTAGCCTTATTAAAGTCTAATGGTAAGTACACCAATGTGGAGGGAATATACCTATCCAACAAAAGAGTAGCATTCTCTTCACCAAAACGAGTAATCAATTTAATCATTTGGGTAAATTGATTGTACTTACCTAAGAGGATAGAATAAGCAATATTGAGATAATGGGTTAAGTACTCCTTATCAATCCACTGATAGCCTTGATTGGTGTAAGTGAAGATAGCAGTATCTCTATTGACTTCTCTGGTAAGAGTAGCAGCTTCTTGTAAGGCATTACGAGTCTCTGCTTTGTGTCGTAATAGCTTATTGATTTTGTGTATCTCTACCCTTCTCTCTTTTTCCATGATTCTGCTCTTAAAGTAATCCGTAGTAGCCTGATCATTATCGTTAGAGACAGAGAGGGTATAGTGAGGTTTAGAAAGAGAATCTAAGTGATGACGATAAGTCTCTAATAGAGTAGACTTACCCGTATGGGATAAACCTTCGAAAATGACAATATTGAGCATAAAGGGTTTCCTTGTGTTAGTGATAAAATCAAATACTGAAATACGATAAAAATAAAAGGACACTACCCATTACCCCCCACTACCCACTGGGGGTAGTAGGGAGCTAGGGTAATGCCTTTTTGCCGCTCTTACCGAGATTCCTCGCTAATCCCTTTCAGGATAGCGAGGAGTGAGTGACACTTAATCACGGTGTCGAAGTCACATATCTTGTCAGAGCTGATGCTGACGCAAAGCCGACGCACCAGATAGAGGATCTGGTGGAGGTTATCCACCAGATTATTGAAAGAGTCTTTATTGACGTCTTTCAATACGTCCTCTACCGCCAGACGTAGTCTTTTGGCGTTTCTCCTGAAGAGGTAATGGTCCTCTTCAGTGTCTTCGGTTGACTTCACTACTTCACCGAATGAAGCAGTGTATTCGGCACCTACCGACTTGGCGATATCCCCCAGAATACGGTGGAGAAACACTGCCTCCTTTACGATGGCAGTGGCGTTGTCAACCTGTATTTTCATGGAGAACAGGTTGATTGCCACGGCTTCGGACTCCGCCATGTCAGGGGAAGCCAGGAAGGGGATGACCCCTATCTTGGCTTCTCTGGTGGCCTCTTCCACCACTATATTTCTTACTTCTCTAAGTAGCGAATATAGTGAATGTTCTAAGGCGTTTGATGTGATTGAGTTTAGTTGTTGATTCATTTCGATTTCCTTTTGTCTCGTTGATAAATTGATTTTAAATAGAGGAAGAGGATTGATTCCTTCTTCCTTCCACTTTAGTAATATATATCTGTAAAAATCTAATTTATAGATTTTTACGACATGTGTTTAGCGAAGCTAAACTAAATATCTGTATTTTTCTAGAATGCAAACTAAAAACAAATCCAATAGAGAAACACTACACTACCCCTTAGTGAGGTAGTGTAGTGTCGTATCGGTATTACTGATTCATCTCAGCTTCATCGGCACCCAGACAGAAGTACATGTCACTTTCAGTTTTAACGTACTCGTCTTTACCACAACGGTTCTCAAGACGTTTGCAAGCATTCTGATTTCCACTTACATGGCAGAGTGCGTACATACTACGACCTTGAGCAGCATCACTGTTATCAGCAGGAGCCCAGTCACCACGTGCAGATTTGGCAGCGTAGATTTGGCTATAGCGACCAGAGTAACTACGGCTAACACTACCATCTCTTTCCACCTTAGCTGCATTGGGGTCAGTGTAGGTAGCATTCAGGTCTTCCTTAGGTTGAGTAGCCTGAGTATTTACAGTAGTATTTGGAATACCACCAGTAAATGCCACCCTACCATTTCGATTGTAAGCCAGTGCTTCCTGAGGAGTACCTATTCTTTCCTTATACTCCGTAAGACCGCCTTCTTCTACAGTATACTCTACCTTGTACACTGAGTTGATGAAGCTCTCGCAGTTACCATTCTTATTCGCCTGGCAGAACTCAAGCATCTTAACACAAGTCTGGTTAGTGGGATCTTCTTGACATGGACCACTGAGGCCAGGATCTGGTGCGTCTTGCTTAGCTGTATTCCAGATACCTGAACTTACACCATTGATGGTAATGGTATTAGTCTTATCGAACTGAGCCATTACTTCTAAGGCTTTGTTCATGACTTCCTCGTAGCCTTCAGTACGGCTATTAATGGTTTCTTCAGTAATCTGCAAAGCTCCTTTCACTTCTTTGCTATCGATATCACGGGGGTCGAACTTATCCCACGTGAAGTTACATACGGAACCACTGTAGAGACCAGGGTTCTGGATGGGTGGCAACTTGTATGGTCTAACGTCCATCACGAAGAACGGTTTGTCACCAGCTGCTTTCTCAATAAACGAAACCACTTGCCCCTGGTGGTGTTCTTTAGACATGGCCAGGAAAGCAGGGTGATTACTGAAATCTCTAGTAGAGGTTACAGTAAACTCTAAACCGTCAGCCAGTTTGTATTCGGCACCATCTCCACCATTGATTTTTAAGATATTGCTGGGTGAAAGCAATTTTGCTTCTTCTTCGTTAGTCGGGTCTTTTACCAGACCATTGAATGTAGAAGCTGTAAATCCAGCACCAAATATAGCGCCAGACACATTACTGTTTATTACCTCTCTGCCATCAGGGTGAGTAGTGAAGACTACTTTACCTACACCGCTACTAATGGCCATTGAATTGCCATTATCACCACAAGAGAAGGCGAAGAGACGGTTATCACCTTCGCTGTATACGTAAGTAGGTCCTGCTTCACTTACGACACTACGCATTTTGGTGTCACTTGTACCAGGAAGGTATAACTTCCATCCGTCTTGGAAATCTACCACGCCTTCGGATTCTACTTTAGATACTGCCTCCTCTCTAGAGGTACAAGCAGATAGAGCAGTAGCCATCAGAGCAGCTACCAGAATAGATTTAGTGAATTTACGTAACATGATTAATACTCCTTTAGAGTTAGATTCAAGTTTGTTTTACTACCATTAGAATAAGGAAGAAAGGGATAGGCGTTTACTTGTGGTTATAGACGAAAACCAGATACTGGACTAGCTACCTGGTTTCTTCTAAATACTATCAAGCTACCTGTCTATTTGATAGGTAGTGATAGTGTACTGCATCCTGTAACCACGGACGTGGCTTCAGTAACAGTTTACTAACTTCTCTACGTAGTCTCTCTGTTTCAGCTAACTTGTACTGCGCGATAGCTTCTGCAGAGGGTAGACAACTAGGTCTGTTTACCACATGATTCACCTCCTATCCGAACCACGAATCTACTACTCTCTACCAATCGCACTGGTAGAGAGTAGTAGGGTTCTGCTTTTATGCTGAGCTACAGTGTATTAGTAAGCAAGAGCACGCTGGTACTCTTGGCAGCCTTTGTCATTGGGGTGAGCGATACAGAATTCACCTACCCGATTACATTTCGGAGTATCGGCACCACCACACGCGATAGCCGCTGCTTTAGGTGAGGCGAAACCATGCCAACCTGTTGGTTTAGGTGCTTCTTTAGGCAAGTTCATGTTTGCCTGCAGTACACCGGTACCTTTAGACTGCAAGAGGGCGTCCATCCCACGACACTTATCGTCTGTTTCCAAGAGATTACTAGCACAACGACGCAGTTCAGCACGACACTGATTACCACTATAGTTACTGTTATAGCAACGCTCTGCCAGAACGATACCCTGTGCTTCCACAGCTGACGGGTGGTTCAAGATTTCAGCTGAGCTGTTAGCCCTCTTCATCTCGTTATCGATATCGTGCTCACGCACGGTGTTCTCAGTGTCCTCATTGATGGCATCGCAAAATGGGTTGTGGGAGGTAGAATCCAGGTTACAGGGAGAATTGAGATCATTGAAGATCTCATTGCATGCCTTGGATTTGTACTCCCCTGTAGCTTCGTCAGGTCCTTCTTGTTTACACAATTGGGCTACTTTAAAGCCCATCTCCTTATCACCCAAATGCTCGGTGATATCGAAGTTGTTCAGGTCTAATCCAGCTTTAGCTTCTACCGGAGCAGAAGCTTGAGATGCTGCAACAGGAGCACTTACTGCCGAAGCAGCAGGTGTACTAGCGGTACCAGGGTCACGTGACATGTTGTCACAAGCGGCTAAGCCGAATACAACTGATAAAGCGATTACGAATTTAGATACAGATTTCATTTTAAAGCTCCATTTGAATAAAAGATTAAATTAAACTACTACCACAGTTACTACTTAAATACAGATAGACAAACTGTATTCGTTTGTCTCTACTGTTTCACCAGACCTATCGACAAAGCGAAGTACTAGGTTTGTTCTTCTGCTGAAGCGATAAACGACTTCACCATCTTTTAACTTGATGGTATCGGTCACCTCTTCTTTTTCCAGATTACCTTTCGTACTTCTGGTATCAACAAAAGCCTCTGCACCATTCAGCCACCAATCGATGATTTCTTGAGAAGTGTCCCTGGTAACTAACCCAAGATTCAGGTTTACGATACCCCTAACTGTGCCATTTATCAGAAACACACCCCTCTCATTGAGAAGGTTCTTGAACTCCTGGTGAAGGGTATTTACATCTAATTCCATTTCAGGTTCCTTTATTGAACACATTGGATTATAAAACATGGAGGGTAGTAATAGACAATCGAAAACCAGATACCGATTACTCAGTACCTGGTTTCTTTAAATTTAATTACCACAACATCTATCTATTTGATAGACGATGGTAATTGATTGCGTCAACTAAACCATTATGTGGTTTTAGACACAATCGTTTCAGTATCTCTCTCGATTCCTCGAGAGTCTTCTGCCTATAGCTCGCTACGGCTTCAACAGAAGGTAAACAACTTGGTCTACCGGTTGTCATTTTCTATCACCTCCTTTCTGAACCTAGATTTTACTACTCTCTACCATTCGCCGGTAGAGAGTAGTAATGGTTCTATGTTGCTTTATTCTTACCACTAAGAGAGGATGTTCTCTTTAATGGTAAGACTTATGTTGAAGATGGCTTTCAATTCACCACCATCAACATGATCGATCATGACACGCAAGGTATCCTTATCGGCAAGAACCCAATAAAGATTACCATCCTCTAGTTTAGAGAGACGGGCTTCCTGTTCTACAGAAGAATCCCAGTTTTTAATAGCTCCAGTGATGTCCGGATATTCCTCTTCACTGGGCGCTATAACATTGGCAATGTGTCTAACATCTTCCAAAGACACAAATGCCAGCATGTTGAAGAAGGCTACTTTCTTGCCTTCTGTTTCTCTGGAGAAGTCGTATTCCAGAGTCTCGATGTTACGGCTAACGAATAACTCGTTCAAGCCGTCCACCACTTCTGTTACTGTTTTCATGATTTACTACTCCTTTTGTCTCGGATTAATTAGTTAATTAAGGGATTTACTACCAAATAGACCCTTACTCTGAAATGAATCAGGTAGGTCTTAGCTTTATTATTGCGGTTGATGGTATCTGGTTAAGTATTTACACTCGGCCAGCTATCAGTGCTTTTAGCACTTTATCAGCCATTGCACGACCAGCTTTCTTCTCAATTGAGAGAATAAACTGGGTAGCGTGTTTGACTTTATAGTCAATTTGGCTTTTTCTAAATGGTGACATCTAGATTTACCTCTTCCTTTCTGCA